TCAAATTTTTTCTGAGTTAACGAGCAACTTCCTGATTGAGTGTAAATCCTCGAGGCTACTCAGCTCCTCTTTCATCTCCCGCTGACGTTCGTGGATTTTAAAGCCCTCCGCCACCATGGCCACCATCATGGCATCGTTCAGCGCAATAAGTTTCTCCCTGGTCAGTACGACGTTGTTATTATCCGCATCAGTCCAGAAAAAACCCTCCGGAAGCAGTCCGGCCTGTGCTGTTGCAACCACGGGCGCAAGGCGTGACTGCGAGGTTTTTCCACCATCAAAACGACGACCATCAAACGTGAAAATAAACTCAACGTTTTCCTGACTGTCGCGCCATGCCTCAATCTCCCGCCTTTTGGCATCCTTTGCCGCTGCAATAAGTTCAGGCGTGACGGTGAACGGGACGATTTCGCCCCATTTCCCGCTTTGCAGCTCCTGCCAGATGTGCTGGCCTGTCGGGGCTGTATCATCCTGTATGGCGGTATACATGGCGAACTCCGTTTCACCTTCAAATAACACCTCGCAGTCAATCGCACCATTTTCAAGATAATGTGCGTTTCTGATGCCTTTCACCGCTCTGATTTTCATGCCTGATTTCCTCATTACTCAATGCGTACAAAAAGACCGATAAAGCCACGCTGAGTACCATAATTGTTACCTAAGCCCGAAAGCGCCATGTAACGACCGGGGAAGTTGTATTCACCGGCACCGCCAATCACAACCTGCGGTGAGGATGCGTATGTCCCTGTATCACTAACCGGTGCACTCATGGCCAGAGGACCAAGACGGGAACCCGGCACAGTATCACCGAGTCCCAGAGAAGCATTTTCACCAAAACTTTCTCCCTGATATACCGCCATAATCGGCACACCGACGGCCGGGTATTGGTAATATGAGAACGGACCATTACCGGATAACCGCGATAATAAATAAGCGAGAGAATCTCCGTCGTATACAACTACCCGCGATGACATGTTCCAGCTGTTATCACTGTCGTTGTACCGGTACTGCATATAGTGAATACAGTGTTCACCCTGATAATACTGGTTGTAACACATCAGGGTTTTAAATTTGCGGACTGTATCAGATTCACTGTTGGCGTACGGTGACCACATCACATCAATAATGCCGTTAAATTGCGTGGTACCGGTAAGCAGTTGCGAGGAGTCTGTAATACTGACCGCATACCGCCCCGGCGTGACTTTCTTCAACCACTCAACGAAATCAGCCTGTCCGTTAAATGACAGAGCGTCGGCGCTGGTGAATGCCTGTCCAAACCCATACATCCCGGACAGCGCCAGCCTGCCGGATGTGCGGTCGCGAATATCACTCTGGGGTTCCATCGTCGCAGCTGCTTTCAGCTCAAGCTCCGTGCGCATGGCTTCAGCTGTGTCATGCGCCAGTAATGCGCGGCCCTTCTCTGACAGCAGAGACAGTGAGGCATTCCCGTCCGTATTGAAGTACAGAAGATTATCTGACCGTTGCGTCAGTGCGCTGATTGCCGTTAAGACGTCATTAAGCGGTTGTTTGCCTGCCAGCGCATTCATGATTGAGGTCGCAAACTCCGGGTCATTGCCCAGCGCCGCTGCCAGTTCGTTCAGGGTGTCCAGAACTTCCGGCGATGAGCCAACCAGCGCAGCAAGCAGTTTGCGCACAAACGCTGCGTTCGCTGCTTCCAGACCGGCGGCATCATCCGGTGGGGTTGGGGTGGTTGGGATGCCGGTGAAAGCCGGGCTGTCCAGTGGCGCTTTTGTTTTCGTCTCGTCCATGACGAGTCTGACAGCCTTTGGCGTGGCAGCCAGTTCCTCGCTGTCGTTGTCCGTATCACTACAGAGTTGCACCAGACCTTTTTCTGTCGTGCTGGCATTTGTTGCATTCAGGTCATCAACAATCTGCTGTGCCTCATCCCTGAACTGTTTCGCTTCCTGCGCATTGTCTGCACCTGCATCCTGGCTGGCTTTAGCCTGTCGGGCGTATTCGGCGGCACTGTTTTTGTGCCCCAGCGCCGCATTTGCCGACAGTTCTGAACTGGTCGCTGCTGCTGATGCGGCATTATGATAAAGGCGGGCGCGTTCGGCGGCATCGACTGATTCGTCCCGCGCTGTGCCTGATGACTGTGCGCTGTTTTCAGCCTCATTCGCAAAACGTTCCGCATCATCACGGGCCGTTGCGGTTGTCGTCACATCCTGTGCCGTCTGCTGTGCGTTTCCGGCTGCAGCTTCGGCGCTCTGCTGTGTCTGATTTTTTAGCTCTTCTGCCTCATCCTTACTACCCGCCGCAGATGTTGCTGCATTAATTGCATCATCAGCAGCTGTTTCTGCTCTCTCCCTGTCACTGACCACCTGCTCAGACAAGCGAACAACGGTATTTACCATTTCCTCAAAACGCTTCATTACCTCAGGGCGTAAATCACCCTCCTTTGGTGCATCCAGAAAAGCATTCAGCGTATCCGGCTCATCTGTCGGTGCAACATAAATTTCCCCCGCCTTTACAGGAGGATGCCCTGTGCGGGACAAAAATACATCATAAAATCCCGGCTCAGCATTAATAGTATACCCGCCATCACTTCCCGTAAGACAGGTTGCCACAATATTAACCACAACTGTCGGACTGGTTCTTCTGGCACGCAATTCAATCGCACAGTTTACGACAGGCTCACCCGCTCCGTCTTTCAGGACACCTGAAATCTTTACTGCCATATTCACCCCACAAAAAAGCCCGCCGGTTCCGGCGGGCTGTGATTACATTCAGATTTTCTGTTTCATTTTGCCGTGATTTCGTTACAGCACTTAACCGTTAACGTTCCTTATCTCCACAGGGTTATAATTCGTCGGTAAGCCGGATACATCCGCAACCATGACCTGGGTTTTCATTGAGCCAACCCAGCCGCCTGTCGGTGATATATCGAGATAAACACCTGTCGGTATTATGGATATATAGAGATTACCGTTACCGTCAAGATGACAACACTCATTATAGTAATATCCACCCTGTAAGGATGACTCAATCCAGCCCCTGCCCAGAGGCATTGATAATGCTGTGTTATTGACATCATCGGAAACATGCCCGACATTACTCCAGTTACTACCGCTTTCATGCCCTGAATGGTTTGGATATTGCGGTTCAAGCCATTTCACATCCCGTAATTTCAGAAAATACCACCCGGAATCAAATATAATTCCGCCTGAACCATCAAACAGTTGCATACCGTATGAACTTCGCTCCGGCGGTATCCACTTGTCAAAAATATAATACTGAACCGTGCCAATATTTATATTCCACCATTTAAACACGTCTATACTTGTCACCGATATATATGTTCCGGGATTAACAAAATCAGGGGACAGCTTATTGACCCCGGCTTTTTGTGTCAGCCTCGAATTATTTGTATTCATCTTCAGAAACAATAAAGGACTGTTCATCCCGGTTGTTATCAGACTGATTGCGCTCGTCGTGTTCCCGCCGGAGATAAAATGACCATTACTGAACTGACCGGCACTTCGCAAAACATAATTCACATCTTCCGCATCTGCCACTGTCAGTCCATAGTCATTAATTAGCTGAATGCCATAACCGCTCATCGGTGGTAAACCCCACAATGAACATCCACACCGCCAACAGCCAGGAGATACCCCAAATCATCAGGATATGAAACATGTCTTGCTGTATAGGTTAAGGTGACGCTGTTACCGTTGATGATAATATCCGGTGCCACCGGATACCATACCCTGCCGGAAGGCACCGTAATCCCCTTCCGTGTCACACAATGTGTGAATGGGGTTCCATTGTTAAAACTGACACCAAATGTCACTGACCACGGGATATTTGATGCCAGTGCTTCAATGATCGGAACATGATATGAGAATAAACGTCTGCACATAATTGCAGACGTATCCGTAACCACCCTGCCCGTTGCATCCATGATTTGCCAGCCATATTGCAATGACATATTCGCTCCTCAGAGTAACCTGCCCATTCTCACCCGAATGACATTGTTTTCATCATCGACCCTGAAGCAGTTCAGTTCCCGGCTCAGATCCCAGCCTCCCTGTCCCCTGACTTCAAATCCCGAAGAACGAAGAACCCCCGTAATTTCCGCAAAATCAATCGTCGCCCTGGACATGAAAACCTCATTCAGGAACAGCTGATCCCCCTGAGCCACAAACAAGGGTGTTGTATTACCATTCGCAGGATTAACCATCGCAATCCTGTCTGCCGCCAGCAGCACCTGGCTCTGCATACCGTCAGGGGTATTCTCAATACCGGCACCGATACCCGCAATATAAAGGCGACCATCCTGCATCTGCTGCAGTTTCACGGCCCACATACTGTTCAGGTTATTACTGGTGTCCGTCTGAACCTTTTGTATCTGCTGGATGGTGGCCTCCTGATCTCCCAGCTTTTGGTCCGTTGTCGTCATGATTTCACTGCTTTTTTGATCCACATACTGGCGAACCTGCGCTATCTGGCGTGCATTCTCCTCATTACTCTGACTGACCGTCTGCGTGAGTTCGCTGCTGACGTTATCCACTCTCTGGCTCACCTGTGATATACCCAGTGACAGCTCATCATTTTTTTTCGCAACCAGCTGTGTGAGGCTGTTTTCTGTCTCCCCGATTTTTTGGGTCACTTCAGCAATATCACTCTCTATCTGCTGATTGATCTCATCCTCCAGTTGCTCAACTTCACTGCGCAATGCCGAGGCATTAATACGATCGTTCAGCTCCTGTCCCAGCAGGGTGCTGTTTATTTTCCCTTCAAAAAAATTGAGATACACCTCAGCATCATTAACCGGCTGGCCAACAGCTTCCACAAACGCTGATTTACCGACGATGTTCACACTGCGGATATAAAAGTAATAATCATGGCCCGGCCTGATATTAATACTGGCAGCTGTCCAGTACATCGCCGTACCGAGATAGCGGGCTGTGGTTTCAACCTGCCGGATATCCGTAATCTGATTTTCCGAGAACCAGAACTCAAACTGCACCGTCGGGTCATACACCGCAAGACGCGGGACCGCCGTTATCTGAAAATACCCCGGTATCAGTTCAATTGTGGCAGGCGCTGCCGGGGCGTTAATCCGGAACGATACCGACGCCGGATCCCCCTGCTGTCCCCGGGCATTTACCGCCCGGACCGTCAGACTGTAATTTCCTGGCGCCAGCTGCCTGAAGCGGTATGTGGTTTCCGTCGTCCGGGCTGTGCTGACCAGCCGCTCACTGCCGTCATCCGCTGCCACGGTCAGGCGAAGCAGGAAGCTCACACCCTTGACCACCTTCGGCGTGTCCCAGCGCGCCAGCACCTGATATTCCCCGCTGTCTGCGGTGACTTCGGCGGTCAGGTGCTGCACCGCGGGCGGCGTGACACCATTCACCGTGCCGCTCTGGTCGCCGTCAAAGTGCGCCCCGTTATCCACGATGGCCTCTTTTTCCGGTACATGCTGCACGGCGGTGATGGCATACGTGCCGTCGTCATTCTCACGGATACTCACACAGCGGAACAGGCGCTGGCGCAGCGTCGGCAACTTCAGCCCCCACACACTGTATTCTGCAACGCCGTCAGGAACACGGCTCACTTTTACCTTCACGCCATCGGTGACGGACTGAACCTCCACGCTGACCGGATTTCCACTTCCGTCAACCAGGCTTATCAGCGTGGTGCCGGCGGATGGCAGCGTGATTTCACGGTCGAGCGTCAGCGTCCGGGTCTGGCTGTTCACCGCCAGCACGCGCCCGCCGGTGCTGATACCGGCATAGTCATCATCGCAGATTTCAATAACATCGCCCGGCACATGGCGAAGCCCTTCTGCGCCGACGCTGAAATCCACGGTCTGCGTTTCCAGCAGTTCTGTTTTAATCAGCCACAGCCCGGCGCGGTGTGCCTGCCCCCGACTGGTACAGCCAAAGGCATCCATCTTCGTGACGTTACGACCGTAACGGAGAATGGCCTGCGTGTCCTCCACAAGCTCTGTCGCCGTCTCCCAGCCGTTATTCGGGTCAATCCAGTTCACCTCAACGGCATTATGGCGGTCCTTCAGGGCGCTGAAGCTGTAGCGGAACGGCGCACCATCATCCGGCATCACCACATTACTGCGGTTATAGGTCCACACCTTATCCGACGGTCGGTCCTGCACGAACGTCAGCGTCTGCCCGTTCCATACCGGCATACAGCGCATCGCAGAGCAGAAATCACTGAGCACATCCCACGCCTTGCGCTGTGTGGTCAGGTACGCATTACAGGTGATGCGCGGCTCCGTGCCGCCAAAACCGTCCGGCACCGACTGATCGCAATGCTGGCCGATGACATACAGCGCCCATTTGTCCACATCCGCCGCACCAAGACGTTTCCCCATGCCGTAGCGCGGATGGGTCAGCATATCCCACAGACACCAGGCCATGTTGTTGCTGTATGCCGGTTTAAACGTTCCGTCCCAGATACCGCTGTATTGCCGCGTCTGCGGGTTATAGTTCGACGGCACCTGCAGAATGCGCCCGCGCAGATGATAATTACGGCTCACCTGCTGGCTGCCGAACTGCTCCGAATCCACCTGTACGCCGACCAGTGCCGTGTTCGGGTAGCACTGTTTCACATCGATGATTTCGGTGTATGACGACCAGAGCGTTTTGTTCTGCAGCTGGTCTGTGGTGCTGTCCGGCGTCATCCTGCGCATCCGTATATTGAACGGGCGCGGCGGCAGGTTACCCACCACCACCGAGGCCAGATACTGCGAGGTGGTTTTGCCCTTAATGGTGATGTCTTTTTCCGTCACCCAGCCACCATTACGCTGGATCTGAACCAGCAGGCGGACTTCCGACGGATTCCTGTCCCCCTTTGAGGTGGTTTCCACCAGTGCCTGCACGCCGAAGGTAAAACGCAGTCGGTCAATGTTTGCCGACGTGATGGTCCGGGTGATCGGCGTGTCGTATTTCACTTCCGTACCCAGCACCGTCTCGGAGCCAGAGGATTCAAATCCCTCCGGCGGTGTCTGCTCCTGCTCACCGGCCCGGAACACCACCGTGACGCCGGAGATATTGGTATTCCCCTCACTGTCCAGCACTGGCGTACTGTTCAGCAGCACGCTTTTTAATCCATCCACCGGACCTTCAACCGGCCCTTCGCTGATGGCATCGATCACACTCAGCAACTGCGTGGACTTCAGGTTGTCCTTCGCTTCGCGCGGAGTATGCCCCTTACTGCTGCCTTTACCCATTCCTCACGCTCCATAAACGACAAAACCGCCCGGAGGCGGTTTCACATAAACGTTTTTCATCAGCGACCAATCACCACAACCTGACCACCATCCCCTTCGTCTGCCGTGCTGATCTCCTGAGAGACCACCCGCGACCCCACGCGCATTTCACCGTACAGAACGGGCAGAACATTGCCCTGGGCAACCATGTTATCCAGTGAGGAGAAATAGGTGTTCTGTTTGCCGTTATCTGTACTTGCTGCCGTGGGCGTCCTGGCTTTCGGTGCCAGCATCTGCGCCACTCCGCCCAGGATCATACTGGCCCCTGCCGCATACATGCCCGATACAGCCGCGGCACCCAGCCAGCCCACAGGGTTCCACCATGCCACCGCAATCAGCGCCGCCCCCAGCACCGCCTGAAAAATACCGCCACTTTTGGCACCCGCCAGACGCGGTACGATGTGGATCACGGCACCATTTGCCAGCGGCTCATTAAGACGGGCAGATAATTCGGTTTCACCTGCATCACGCCCTGCAATGCGCACCTGATACCAGCCCTCATTCAGTTTCTGTCGAAATGCGGGGATCTGCGTGGCCAGTGCCCGGATGGCTTCAGCCCCCGTTTTCACACGAAGGTCGATGCGGCGGCCAAATCGTTGTAAATCCCCGTAAAGGCAGATGCGTGCCATGCCCGGTGACGCCAGAGGGAGTGTGTGCGTCGCTGCCATTTGTCGGTATACCTCTCTCGTTTGCTCAGTTGTTCAGGAATATGGTGCAGCAGCTCGCCATCACCGCAGTAAATGGCTGCATGATTCGGTACCGATGAACCAAAACAGCACAGCAGCACATCGCCCGGCTGCGCCGCTGACAGCGGCACCTGATACAGCCCCGTGGCCTCCAGATTATCCAGATAGAGATTCTGACCGTGACGCCACCAGTCATCCTCACGATGAAAATCCGGCATCTCAATCCCCGCCAGATGGTAAGCATCCCGGAACAGCGTGTAACAGTCCGTCACCCCGTGCTCAAAGCGCCGCCCGGTAAGATGCGGCACACAGCGGAACTTGTGAATCGCTCTCCGGCAGACCAGCCACCATGGCAAATCACCCTGCACCTGCAACCGCCGGTCGGCCTCACTCAGCCAGGGCAGACCACCGGGGTGGCTGTGGACCAGCGCCATAATCTCACCCTGCATTTCTGCCCGCAGCCAGTCCTCCGGAGCCATCCGGAAATACTCCTCCGGCTCACCGGAGATATTCACGCAGGGAAAATATCTTTCCCCTTCCGGCGTTCTCACCACGAAGCCGCACGACTCCGCTGGCGCACATCGCCGGGCGTGCGCCAGAATCGCTGATTCTGTCTCTGTCATGGGATTACTGCGAAAGTTTGTTGATGGAAAGGTAACCGCCAAAGTTGCCGAGGTTATTGCGAAACTTACAGCCACTCAGGCATTTGCTGCATTTATCCTTCGTGATATCGGACGTCGGCTGATCATATTCATCCGCGACCGCCGGACCGTTATAACCGCACTCATCACCGCGATAGGTCCAGGTGCAGGTATTAGCCAGCATGATGCGCCCCGGAAAAACAGCACCATCCGTTTCAGTCGGTGTGGACAGTACAAAAGAGGCACTGACAGCGCTCAGTTCGCTGCACTGCTCGATGCGCCAGCGGCTGATCACCTCCTGCTCCGGATCGGCGTCACTGTTTCCGTTGACGAAGTTCACCGCATCCAGAAAACGGGCGTAAACCTTACGCCTGACCACCGTTCCGCCGACCAGACTCTGCAGGTCTTCCGCCATACCGGTGACCATGCCGTGCAGGTTAGATACCTTAAGTGTGGGACGTGCGCTGCTGCCCTTACCGTTCATCTCAAAGCCGCTCCCCTGAATGGGGTACGCCTGATACTGCCGCCCCTGCCAGGTGACTGGTTCACCTTTTTCGTTCTGCTCATTACAGAAGAAATAACGATCTCCGCCGACCTCCGTCAGATCGACTTCCCAGAGCACGACCAGCGCGGATTGCTCCGATTTAGTGCACTCATTGAGTGTTTCCTGCTGTATATCCTGCATCAGTGAGTGACCTCTTCAAAGGTACAGTTAAAATCGGTATACATGGCATTATCCGAAATACTCCACTCCCTGCAGACAACCCGGACGGTCCTGTTATATTTTGGCGGACGCCACAAAAAAGCACGCATCCCGGCATGACGGGATAAAAAACTGTCCAGCGCGGCACGGGAATATTCATCCGTGACACGAAATACCGGTTTAAACGTTTTCAGATCTGCATTCAGACCACCAGCCCGTCGCTGTTCATATCCGTCACCGAACTTTACCGTAATAACAGATGGCTTTCGTGTCGTCTCCATCCCCTCGCGGGGGATCCAGTTAAAAACTTCAGACTCAGGCACTGCATAATCCTCCGTCCCGACGTGATGACTGCATAATTGACACAACCCTGCTGTCGATCAGATCCACCAGCCCCCTGGCTGACTGCGTATCTATCTCGCCATTGCTCCCTTTATTCTGAATACTGATGTGATACACGGGAGAATAAACAAATCCACCGCCACCATTCACATTGCCAATGGCTCTGACTCCAAGAGAGCCGTCCGCTGCCCGAGTCAGTGGCATGATAGCTTCAGGCCCTGCCTCGCCCATCAGCCCGGCACCTTTCGCAAAAGCAAAATACGTCGGGGTATCCACAATGGTGTTACTGTAAGCACTCAGATTTGCCGATGTATAAACACCACCTTTTGCGTTTGCCACTGCACCGGAAAGCCAGTCGCCGACCGTACCAAGCCATCCTCCGGCACCGGACATGCTTTTGGAAAGTGACTTCAGCCCGTTAACGATGGCAGCGTTCATCAGAATTTTTGAAACTTCCTGGAGAATTGAACTCCCCCAGTTTCTCCAGTCCACAACATTTCCGGCCAGTGCATCGGAAATATTTGATACCAGCCCGTCCATCGTGGAAACGACAGCATCTGCCGCCTGTGAAGCATAATCGGTGGCACTGTCTGCCCAGTTGGTCAGTCCCTCCTGGAGTCCGGCATTCCAGTTACTGCGTAAAGCATCAGCCTTTGCATAATAATCCTGCTGATCGCCGAGACGCTCTTCCAGATATTTTTTATTCAGTTCTTTCTCCTGTTTCCACAGGGCTTCTTCAATTTCTCCGGCCTGATACTGTCTCAGCAGCTCGTTATTTTTCTGCTCAAACGTCTGCCGGATACTCCACATTTCCTGGAGTCGTTCACGCATCCGTGAGCCTTCACCATATCCCAGCAACTGCGCTTCGTCAGATGCCCGGGCACTGGCATTACTGTCCGCCAGACTGCTCTCATACGCAGCAAGCTGCTCACGAATCTTTTTCTGGTCGATGAGTGCTGCATTCTGCAAAAGCGTTTTTTTCTGCGCTTCTGACAGGGTTGATAATTCGCCCTGACTGACCTGATATTTCATCTTAGCCAGTTCAGTATTCTGCCCTGCCAGTGCTATCTGCTCTTTCTGCTGTTTAATCAGCCGTTTATAAATATCTTCTGTTTTTTCCGCTTCGGTCTTTTTATGCGCTTTGGGTTTATTTGCCTGGTTATTTCGCCAGGCATCCAGTGAGTTATTGATATAATTCTGTCTGGCTGTCTGATACGCCTCTCCCACAAAGCCGAGATCATCCGCAGCATAACCCAGTCGGGCACGCTCACGGGCTTCCCCCTTCAGGCGGGACAGAGCCAGTTCGCGCTCGCTGTTATTCAGCGCATTCTGCTGTTTATCATCCAGGGTGGCCTGTGGCAGTCGTAATGGTACATTCACCAGCCCCTGACGCTGCTGAAGTAACTCATTACCAAGCCCGAGAAGACGATTAAACTCGGTATGCTGCCCATTCATGATCAACAGGGACTGATACGCTTTATTTTGTTCCGCCGCCTGTTGACGGATCAACGCCACCCGTCGCTCCTCCAGCCCGGCAAGCACATCCTGAATGGATTGCGCTTTGCCCTGCATTTGAGTGAGGCGAGACTGTTCAACTGCCAGTTGATTTGTTGCTTCTGCAAGCCCTTCTGTGACAGTTTTTACCGACGTCATGTGGTTAATCATAAAACCGTTATCGGTTGTCCAGCCCGGGTTTGCCAGCACATACTGATAGCCAGCAATTTTTTCCTGTAAGGATTTAATCTTACTTTTCTGCTCGTCAATTAACCTGTTCTGCTCCTTCAGTGCCTGTCGCGTCTTTTCCTCATTATCTGACGCTTCAGTAAGCGACATTGCCGACGTTTTCTGGCGAATTTCGTCGATTGTTGCGGCATACTGGCGTGCAGATTCTCTGGCCTGCTCCTGATTCTGATACATCGTGTACCAGGCCGCAGCCCCCAGCATGACAAGCCCCGGCACACCACCAACCAGCCCCAGTGCCCCACTTAACAGACGACTCCCCACTGACGTGACAGTATTCAGCGTTGTCTGTGCTGCTGTTCTGGCCGCAATATTACGGGTAAGTGACGCCTGGGCAGCAGCCAGTTTCGCTTCTGCGGCTGCCTGCCTTTCAGTACCACGGGTAGCCGCAACCGCCTGTTGCGCACGATAAACCGCCGCACGCGCCCTGGCTGTTGCTATCTGTGTTCCCCGGAGCTGCGCTTCCGCAAGAGCCACTTCGTTTCTGGCTGCGGTAATTAATCCGGCAGTTGCAGCTCCAGCAGAAGACGCCATATTGCCCAAATATCGGGCTACCCCGACGGCAACCAGAGCACCGGCAGCGGTTGCAACGGTATCAATATTGCCTGCAACACCATTCAGCACTCCGGAAAGCGTCTTCGTCACTCCGCTTGCCTCGTTCGCACCACCAACCCAGGCCATAAAGGCGTTTTCAACTTTGGTTGCAGAGGATGAAACCGTATCAGGCATTGCTGCATATTCATCACGCAACGCCCCAAGCTGACTAATCAACGCAGGAACAACCTTATCGGCGGTCAGCTTTCCATCATCCGCCATAGCCTTCAGATCCTTACGGGCAACGCCCATTCCCGCAGCCAGCGCACGAATAACACGATCACCGCTCTCATTCACGGCGTTAAACTCTTCACCGCGCAGCACTCCCTGCGCCAGTGCCTGGCTGAACTGCGTGATCACCGAACTGGCTTCTGCTGTACTGGCACCGGATAATTTCAGGCCCGTGGAGATCGCCTCGGTGACTTTCAGTACCTCCTCAGAACTGTAGCCATACTCCCGCATGGAAGCAGCAGAGCGGGCAAAAAGACTGGCGTTATCTGAAAAAGCCGTCCCCGTTCTCTGGCTGATTGCCATTAATTCACGTTGTGATGCCTGAAAATCATCACTGGATTGCGTAGCCTGTTTCAGACGGGCATTTACTGAATTCCACTCATCAGCAAGGGAAATAAGATGTCCGGTGGCAAAAGCCCCGGCAAATGCCCCCGCCATATTCAGTGCCGAAGACTTCGCCGTATTTATCTGATCCGTCACTTCTGCCAGTGCACGCCGCATTTCACGTGATGCAGCAGCGGATTGTCGGCCTCCGTTCTGCATGGTGCGGTAGTAATCCTGCCCCATACGCGAAGCCCGGGCGATCTCCGACTGGAAGGACCGGGAGTTTGCCGAGATTTTAATAATCAGTTCACGTAATGTCGCCACACTCATTCTCCGGACGAAAAAAAACCGCCGAAGCGGTTATGTTGACTCACTGAGACACTATTAAAAGCGCGTTTTCCATTCCGGCAAATGGATCTGAGGCACCTTCTGTCTGCTCCTTCTCCCACTGAAGAAGTGCATCATTCAGTGGCACTTTGACTCCCTGCGCACCGTAAACAGCTGAAACAATCTGGGCAGCCCGGATATCAGCCCGTTCGTCCCCCAGCGGGCTGAACCTGTCAAATTCTGCCCACATCATGATTTCTGATGCGGACATTTCCCGGCGTAACTCTGACAATGTGCGCCCCATCCTGAGCGCCAGCATCATCAGAAAACGCATCCCCGGAAGCGCTACTTTTTTTTAACCTCTCCGGCACCACTGATCAGTTCCAGAGACTGGCGAAGAAGTCGGGCATGCACCGGGCCATACACGGCAATCACCTGTTCACGATCATCCTCTGAAAATACGGGTTGCAGCCCGGTATCACACAGAACATCAATGAACAGTTCAACGTCCGCCTCAAGATTTCGGCGGGCACGCTCTGCAACGGATGGCGATGTATCATCTTCCCTGGCTTTAACGATCTCCTGCCAGCGCAACCAGGCTTCTGCAGAAGGTTCCCGTAACACAACCGTTGCTCCTTCCCATTCAGGCACATCAACGGTTTTATGACGAAACCCCGACATCGTTGCCAGTGCCAGATTACGGATATTTTTAGTCATCACATCTATCCTCATTAACTGACGGTAACAGTGCAGGAAGTGGAGGTCACCTTGTTAACAGGGCTTGCTGAATCAGAAATCTCGCAGGTATACGCACCGGCATCACCGGATGCTGCTGATGCCTTACTGAACGTTGCCGCCGTCTGTCCGGAAACAGGAGAACCACCTTTCTTCCAGACATAAGAATAAGGCGGCACACCACCGGCAGCCTCAACCACCATTTCGAGTTTTGCTCCGGCAGAAACCTGCAGCGTGCTGTTTAAATCGACCTTCACTTTCAGCGGCTCTGTCGTCAGCACAGGTTTACCTTTCAGGCGCAGGGAAAACGTTGCAGCCACAACACCATTGGTTCCTGCAGACCAGGTATGCTGACGCACCTCTGCCATAAAGGTAAATCCGTTGCCTGACGGAAAAATAACTTTAAAGCCATACGTGGTGTCATTGTCATAGGCACTGCGCAACGCGTTCTGGGCAGCATTGAGGTAAAAGTTGCCTGACATGGAAATCTCTGACGCGGCACCAAGGCCGTTAATATGTTCCTGCTCAACAGAACACAGCGTGGTGACATCAATATCCTGCTTTTGTCCTGCGGTAAACTGCACCTCTTTGATTGTACAGCTCAGGCCAAGATAGCTGGCAGAATCCAAGGTTTCTGCTGTTACCGGTGCAGACGAAATCATAATTTTCGTCAGTTGCGAACGCTCAAAATTAGAGGACATACTCGTCTCCTGAAAATAAAAAACCCGCCAGCGGCGGGTGGGTAAAATCATTAACGACCTCAGGCTATTACCTGAAATTCAAGCGTGGCTCTGCTCAGACGGGAATCAGGATCATAACCCTGAGTTTTAGAAATAACGGAGGGTGCAAGTTGCCTTACCGCATCAAGCGCCTGCTCACGGATATCATCTGCGTCATCAGGTACTGTTGCCCAGACATCGATCTGCACGGTAATTCTTGATTCAGCCTGACCATCAAGCACATCAGACGCCGTGTCAGACACCACAGAAAACACCAGCCACGGCGGAGATACCGCAGGCTTTCCCTCCGTCAGCGGGACCACATAAGGATAAACCTGTCCTCCGGCCAGTTGAGACAGCAGGGAATACAGTGCGGTCTCCCTCATTTACTTAAGACCTCATCAATAGCCTGATTCATTCGCTGTATGGCAATCTGTGCTGCCAGTTCCTCTGTCGTGTCGAATGCCGGGCGAATGAACGGATGCGCGGGCATGTTTATCGTTCCCAGCTCCACAAAGCGCCAGTAAAACGCATTTCGGGGATCGCTGGCTTTCATGCTGTTATCACTGTTTCCGGTTCGCGGGTTCCGTCCACGAATGTGGACACCCGAGATAATTTCCCCCCGACGCTTTGAACGCTGAGTGAGAACAACCACATTTTTCTTCAGTTTCCCGGTTCGCTCCGGCGCACGTTCAGCAACTGCATCCCGCATAACTTCAGCACCGGCACGGGTGGCATCGCGCAGTACCTTATTGTTTTCTGCCCTGCTGAGCGTCTCCAGATCCCGTGCAATATCCGCCAGACCTGAAAAATCAAGACTGAAATCCATCACACATTCCCCTTCAGGCTGCAGAGTATTTCAAGCCGGGTAGCGCGTGCATCCGGTATTGGTGGACCTTCTATACCCAGAATTGCCCCTTTAAATGCACCGGTCAGCACTTTCAGACGTGAAGTCGCTGTCACATCGCGCCGGAATCTCATCCAGACTCTGACCGTAGCCTGAGCGGTTTCTGCTCCGCCTGAGATTATCTCCCTCCCGCTGATACCCTTAACTTCTGCCCATACGGTAGCTCCCTCCGTCACCGTCTCCACCGGATGCCCTGACGGAGAGCGGGCGGTGGTGACATTCAGAATAATTACGCGATCACGTAATCTGCCCGCCTGCATGGTTCCTCCTACAAAGGAATAAAACGATAAGGCTCCAGCAGAGAAGAAAAACCAAACGGGATTGGTGCCTTGCTGACATCTGAGGAATTTTCCCTGTTTTCGTACCAGTGTCCGACCAGCAACATAAGCGCCAGCAAAACATCATCAGCTATAAGCACCCCTTCTGGATCCCCCTCCGGCACCGTCTCCTCATAAAGCTTACGGTTGATAAAATTTTCTGCCTTGCGGCAGGCAGCCCGGAAATACAGCATCAGTAACTCATCATCAGTTGCATCATCTGTATCAATACGGCACTGCGCCCTGAGTTTTTCCACTATTGCTGCCATCAGAAACTCCTGCCCGCAATACTGTGCGGGCATAAAAAACTGCATTACTCAGCGGCTTTCTGGCGGGTTGCAGCACCGATCTTCATCAGCTTAATCGCCTGAGAATCCACCAGCATACCGCCGGTTCGTTTGGTGGTATAAAAGCCCACAAACGGTTTGTTGGTGTACGGATCGCGCAGGATACGGGTACCGATGCGGTCAACGATGGTATAGCCGCGTTTGAAGTTACCAAACGCAATAGCTTTTGCATCGGCAGCAATATCCGGCATCTGCTCATTCTCAACGATGCCATACCCCGCCAGTGAAGAAGGCTGCCCCAGCTCAATACCCGGACGCCACAGATAATTTCCGTCGTTATCCTTCAGCAGACGAATGACAAACAGGCTGCTGTTGTTCATCATGAACTTCGCGCCGCTGCGGTGCGCCTTGCGCAGGGTGTAAATCAGTTTAATGATCGCATCGGTAGTCACGCCGGAAGCCGCACCGGAAGCAATGTGCTGAAGTTTGCCAAACGCACGGGTATTAGACGTCAACTAGTTTTGCCGACTCGCGCCAACTATACTGGCCGCACCCTTCAGGGCGACATCAAGTCGCGCTTGTTACTGCCTTCGCTGTCTTTTTCCTGTAGCTTTCCCCTTTCAGTTCGAACATATATCCGTGATGGATCAGCCTGTCTGCCGCAGCCACCGCCATAGTCTCATCCACGAAGATGCTGCCCCACATGCTGAACGGATGGTTACTGGTTATCACCAGGCTCCCACGTTCATAGCGATGCGCTATTAACTCGAACAGCACACCCGTTTCGGCACTATCGCGTTTGACATAGCCAAGATCATCCACCACTATCACCCGGTAGCGATCCAGTTTCAGTAGCAGCTCATTCAGTTTCAACTGAGCTCTGGCTTTACGTAGTTCCTGCAACAGCTCTCCTGCGCTGTAGAACCGGGCCCGGTAGCCCTGACCTACTACGCCATCCACGATCGCTGCCGCCAGATGGCTTTTCCCCAACCCGCTGGCTCCGAACAGCAGAACGTTTTCTCCTGCATCAACCCAGTCTGTCGTTTCACAGAGTTGCCGGAACTGAGCTCCATTCAGTTCCGGCACCTGACTGAAGTCGTATTCGCTCAGCGTTTTGGCAACTGGCAACCGGGCCTCCTTTTTATAACGACGCAGTTTTTCACTCTCGCGCCACAGGAGTTCTTCATTGCATAGCGTCAGAAGATAGCGCGATGGTGTCCAGCCTTCTGCCAGCGCTCGTTTTTCCAGAGCGTGCCATTCAGCTCCAACTCGTGTCAGGCGTAGTTTACGCAGGCTATGTTCAAGGTGATGGATATTGCTCACTGCGAACCTCCCTTGCCACGCAGTAGTTGCTCATAACTGCTCAGGTTATGCTGTATCACATTGACTACCGGCAACGCCTTTTCTTTTATACCCAGGAAGCGCATCAGCCGGTGCAGATCCACGTTTCCCGGGGTATTCAGCATCTGCTCCATACCTTTTGCCACGACTGAGATATCGTCGTATCCTGCAGCCAGTTTCAGGGCATGTACCATCAGCCTTCCTGCCATATCGGGCTCCAGATGATTACATAAGCGACGCCACAGCCTCCGCCATTCATCGTCCGGCAGGATGTCATTTCTCAGCGTTGCATGGCAGAACGCACCGGGCTTTTTTGCCAGACTGTCGATCACATGTCGGAAGTCGATACGACGGGCCCGCGTCTTCCCTTTTTCTGGTCTGACGCGAGGGCAGCTCATGACCTCGCTGCTGCCAACGTAACAGCTCAGACGATCGTCCCATAACCTGACCCGTAACAGTTGACCTACAAGCCGGGAAGGTACGCTGTAGACGACGTGCTTCACATTGATGGTACTGCTGCGACTAACCCTCACAGTCAGCTCATCATAGTCAGCACTGCGACGAAGCGGCAGCGGTTTCAGATGAAGACGTTCTTCCTTGACCAGATCCTGATTGTTACGGTTGTGCCGCATAACCTGCTGAGTGATGAAGGCCTGATATTCTTCTATGGTGCTGAAGTCGTTACTGCCCCGCAGTATCAGCGCCTGACAGATACGCCTTTTCAGATGTCCGTGGGCACTTTCAACCGAGCCATTTTCGTGGCCCCGACCGGCATTATTGTGTACGCCCTGCATTCCGTAGTGCTGACAGAGAGTAGCATAACGCTCAGTCAGCTCGCGGCGTCCATCTTCGCCCTGTTGTTTCCATGCTGCCCTCAGGCTGTCCGTTTTATGTTCTACCGGCACTCCGCCCAGTTGTCCGAGGGCTTCCTGCAGGCCTTCAGCCAGAGCAGAGAAGCTCTCACCACCCAGAACAACCCGCATCCAGCTCCAGTGGCTCCATTCCAGACGGAAGTGATACAACTTATGCGCCAACAACTTACCGGCGATGGTGACAACTACACCTTTCAGTTCAGTAAAGTCCGACAGGCCTCGCAGGCCGGGCTGATGTTGCTGGCGGAACATGACCTCCTGCTCTGTACCATACTGTAGTTTCCATTCGCGAACCCGCCGTTGCATTGTTCTTCGAAGGCTGTTGGGGTACTGGCCGGGATATTTATCCTGTAGCATCTCCAGTAGAGTTGTTGGTGTCAGAGCCGGCCTCTCTTTCAACAGAGGAACAAGCATGCTGTCCCACACAGCTTCCAGAGGATCTTTGCGTGTGCGCCAGTGCCGAACACTGTTTTTTGCCCACTCTCCTTTTTCGATCCGACGACCAGAACGGACTGAGATACCAGCCTTCATGGCCGAGATATGCTGAGTTATACCTTTCTTACGCTGAGTCATATAGTAACTGACCTGAGAAGTATTGAGCGTCACGCCATTTCCTGTTGGATCATGTAAATGACACTCAGGTTACAAAACCGGCCAGAATAATCGGCGCCAGGCGGACTGAGTTATTGTCGTCTCATACACGGGTCTTGTCATCTTCATCGGTGGACTCGTAAGCCAGAAAACCTTTTGGTTTTTTGCTGCCGTCGCCACTGGTAAAGGCAATTTCTTCCTGTTCGGCAAATTCCAGCGCCAGCTCACTGTTGATCCAGTCTTCCACATTGAAGAAAGCATCATCGAGCATTTTCTGGGTGGCCTGCGGATTGCCGTAGATTTCCCCCATAAAGGGTTCAATCAGACCCAGTTTTGATGTGGCGGTTTCTGGACGTGCATCCGTTTCCCCCACCCATCCGGACGCTGTGCCGCCCAGATTCACCAGTTTTTTATAATCCGAGCCACCGAGGGTGATCACGGTGGCTTCCTGGCGCATCACCACCTCATCTTTCAGTAGCGTCAGAATGGTGCGATCCAGTTCCTCCGGAATGGCATAACCGCCATCTTCATCATTGCCCACCTGCAGCGCCTTACGCTCCAGCTCACGCAGGCCGTCTTCACGCCCCTTGCGCATAAATCCGATAAACGCTTCTTTGTGTTCACTGGCAACTTTATTTTGCGTGCCGCCTGCCGGACGCTTGATGTCTGCCAGCTCTTTTTCCAGGTCGCTTTTCAGGTTCTCCAGCTCGCTGATTTGCCCGTTCAGGCTTTCCACCTGTTCGGCCAGCTTGCCTTTTTCCTGTTCGATCGCGTCAATGCGCTTGTCGTTTTTTGCCTTAAAATCGTCAAACTTCTGCTGCAACTCCTGCGCGACCTGCTCCACATCTTTAATGTCAGCCATTATTTTTCTCCTGGTTAAAATTTAAGATTTTTCAGTGCATTCAGTGCGGCATCCACATCCTCAGCATCACGCAGGGATAAAGCGCCATATCCCCCTGCCATGAATGCTTTGGCCTGGGTTCGCGAGAGTCCAACATCGCGCAGGACCCGCTCAATGATTTTCTGCTCAGGGATCTCCCCACGCGCCAGCGCATTTTTCACATCGCTGATGCGTGCCTCATCATTGGAAGGAAACGTCACCAGACTGACCTCCCACAGGTCGATCTCTTTCAGCAGGAATACCCCTTTTTCACGGTCGTACTCCCAGTCTTTCAGGATGTAGCCAATAGAAAGGCCGGTTAAAGAACCGGCCTTCATATGGGCATGTGCACGTTTTGCCAGGGGATCATCATCAACGAGTAATCGCCCCCTGACATAAAGCCCGACATCATCTTCTTTCATTTCGGTGTACACACCGATGGGCTCATCCATACGGTGCTGCCAGAGCAACGCAGGCAGCGCCTTTTTTTCGCTCCATTTCTGGAGTGTTGTGGTAAAGGCTCCGGGGATCACCACATCATCGTGGCTGTCCTTAACACCAAAAACAGAGCCGTAACCTTCAAACTCACCAGAATCACTGACGGATTTCAGGTTCAGCGGTATATCAAGACGCTGTTTTGTCTGCATCTCCACTCTCCTTTTTCTTACCGTTGTCATCGCCAGCAGAGGGACTGGTGGTCATGTTCATCGGTGTCAGATACACATCACCGCCCGGTCGGGGATTCATATCTTCCAGATCACGGCAGTCATTAGGGGAATAAATACCCCAGTTGATCCCCGTGGCATACGCTTCAAAGCGGGATTTCATGTCGCCACGCAACAATGCTCCGGCATTAAATTTGGCGTAAAACTTCCCCTGTTTGCTCTCCCTGACCAGCCCTGTATTGATCCGCTGTTCAATACGGGTCAGATACGGCACAAGGGAATAGTTAATGAAGCCAAGCCCCAGCTCTTCAATATTGTTGAAGGTGGCGCGATCAGTGTTCTGCACCATATGCAGCGGAACGCGGAACAGGCGACAGATTTCTTCCAGCTGAAACTTGCGGGTTTCCAGGAACTGGCTGTCCTCGGCATTCAGTGCCACCGGCTTCCAGTCCAGCCCCATTTCCAGAATCATCGGACGGTGCGCATTACCCAGCCCAAGATGACGCTCCTCAAAATCCCTCTTCATGCGCTCATAAGCATCCGGCGTGAGCTTTTGTTCTGTACGCAACACACCGGATGTCACAGCGCCGTTACCAAACAGCCTGGCGCCGTGCTCCTCGGTTGCCGCTGCCAGTGAAATGGCCTCACGCGCATACGCAATGGGATTCAGACCGACAAGTCCATCCAGCGTCAGGGTGCGCACATGCCAGATTTCATCCTGGGTCAACACATCCACGGAACCATCCGGAAACGTCACCTGATAAACCGGCTGCCACTGGCTGTTCAGCTTCGGTTCCACACAGCCCGGATCTATCGGGAGAAGCTCCACCACTTCCCCCAGTGCCTTTACCTTGTAGGCGTAAAAATTCCCCCGCAGACACAGGCAGACAATGACCAGTTCCCAGAATTCCTGCGGCGTCATGTAGCCATTAGGTTTTGCCGAAACCAGCTTATGCAGTCGTTCATCCACCGCCCGTGTTTTAAGGGTGCCGCTGATTTTGTAGAGACTGCAGGGCAGCATACCAACAGACTCAGCCAGCACCCTGACACAGGAATACACCGCCGTCAGTCGCATGGCCCGCTGACTGCTGATCTGCTTTCCGGTATAGGTGTCGTAGGACAACCCGATGGCATCCGCCAGCTCTGCTGGCGTGGTCACCGGCGCGTCACTTTTTCGTTGAAATAATCCCGAAAAGAACACTATTTACCTCCGCCGACAGACGGCTGTGTACGGTCGAGATATCGCGCAACCAGCCACGACCAGCACAGGCACAGCCCCCCGGCAACAACAAAACCTGCCGGGGGATAAATCAGCCATGTGCCATACGACAGCAAAAGCGCCCCCAGCACGCCCACCAGTGGCGTGAGAATTATCAGAAACATAATGCCCTCAGTTAAAGCGAGCGGATACCAACACTGATCAGGTGTTCAGACAGATCCGGCTCCGGTTCACCGCCATTGACCAGCATCCGGCTCATTGCTGTAAACATCGCAACAGGGCCGTCGATTTTGGCTTCCGGCGTGGATTTATTCGGGAAGATATTGTCGTTTTTGTCCGGTTTCACCGTAACGTTAGACATCATCCAGTTCATGACCGGGTGATTGCTGTGGTGGAAACGTCCGGCATAGACCAGTGATTCCGTTTCCTTCATGGCCTCTGACAGATTGCGGACCGTCTGCGGAACCTCCACCAGCGGTATCCCTTCTTCAGCCAGTGCCAGGCTGAACTGCATCGCGCTCCACGGGTCAAATCCCAGTTCCCTGAGGTTTTCACCACCAATCCATTCCAGTAAGTCACTTTTTATCTGAGCATGATCGATAACATCACCATCCGTCAGGATGAGCTTATCCATCTCCGCCCACTTCCGGTAAAGTTCTGCCTGCTGCCGTGAACACCGTTCCAGTCGCCCTTCCGGAAGCCAGAATTTAAAATCGGCATGAACATGCCCGTTATCCGTTCGCCAGAGTTTTGCCGCCGCACAGATATCAATCTTATGTGCAAGGTCGACGCCGACCCACATGGGATACGTTTTCAGCTCATGCTGTGGAGCGATGTATTCGCACTTCTCCCACTTAATCATGTCCATCCAGGCCGATTCGGCAGTGACCCACACATTCATGTGTTTCGTGAGAATATTTCAAGCTTTTTAAAATCGTCTGTATATCAATCGTTTAACATGAAAAAACAGTCTTTATAAATCATCGAGCAATACACAGCGCAATACACGTATCTGTATTGTTTTAATGCTGATACACACCGTTTTTTGATACAGTGATTCGACCTACCATCGCGAAGCATTTTTTATTTCTTGTGTGTAACAATCTGACGAGGTGAGCACTCAAAGAGATAAGAGGCAGTAGAAATTTCGATCCCCCCTGAATGCAATTTTTCGTATATATATACAAAACAGTGCGGGTTATGCGGGTTAGCGGGTTATCTTCGCGTGCTAATTATCTTTTACTCTTTAATATCAATACGTTAAAAAAACAACGTATTTAAATATCAGCCAGAATGTAACCCGCAAGACATTCAAAATAACCCGCAAACACCCCTCAAATAACCCGCAAAAACATCCCTGAAAGTGGGTGCCGGTAATACTGAAAATTTATTCCATTAAATGAGCATTGTCCTCTCTCATCCATTCCGTTACACACCATCAAACGCCGCAAGCCGCTCTTTGTGGCTGTCGCTCATATCGAATGCAAATTCCTCATGCTCTGCCTGGAATGTGCCAAACGCCATCAGCGCCGCAACGCTCGGGTCTATCTTGTTGGATGATTTTTTCTTGTTCGGCTTGATATTGGCGTTCGCGTCACTCTGCATCACAACATTACTCATTGACCAGGCCAGCACCGGATCACCACGATGCACAATCACCTTCCGGTTAACAAAAACTTCGAACGATTTCGCCGCCGGACTGAAACGAAGGTATGTTTGCGGGAACGGCTCCACCTCAAATCCTGCGCCCTGTAGCTGCGTCCTCAGGTGCGTGGCGTTCCATGTATCGAAGCCCACCAGCCTGATATTGAAATTCTCTGCATCCGCCATGATGTCATCACGGATACGGTCATAATCAATGCAGTCACCCGGTGTTGTGCGTATCCAGCCCGCCTTTACCCACTGGCGATAGATGGCGCGGTTTTTATTGGCGGGGTTCTGTAGCTGAAATTCCGGCAGATAGTGACGGGAAACCAGCATAATCTTTTTACCGACCGGAAAGGCATAGCACACGCTGGAAATATCGCTGGTTGATGATAAGTCCAGCCCCGCGTAGCACTCCTGCCCGTATAAATCCGCCTCCGCGAACGTTCCGGCGCACTCCGCCCATGCACCGTTACCCATCCACGGCGTAGCCCCCTGACACCAGATATTGAATCGCTTGGTGAGCATCTCCACCCACTGCGACGGAATACCCCGCGCTTTCTGGATGGTTGAGGCCAGTTTTTCACGATCGACGGAAACATCGATATTGGGATTCGCCTTTATCCACATCGCCGGATCGTCAACCTCGCTTTCATCATCCAGCTCGTAAATCAGCACGAACATGGATTCGTTCACCTCTTCACCATCCAGTATCTGGCAGCAATAGTCGTAGTGTTGTTTACAGGCTGAAACAACGTTGCTCCCCGATGTGGTGATGGCAAATAATAACCCCTCCGGACGCGCCCCCATTCCCAGTTCAAGCGCGGAATAAACCCCGTTGTCAGGGTGCAGGTGATATTCATCCACAATAGCAAGACTCGGGTTTGTACCTTCAATGGTTGCCGCTTTTGCTGCCAGTGGCTTTAACAGGCTGTTGGTTTTCGGGTGTATCACCTTGTGTGCCTGAATATTTACCCGCTTTCGTAACGGTCGGGATAAAAGGCACATCTGACGCGCATCATCAAACACGATCCGCGCCTGATCACGACTCACGGCGGCGGTGTAAATATCCTGCTGCCCGTTTTCCATAACCAGAAACCAGTTAGCCAGGATAGCGGCGACCGTGGATTTGGCATTTTTACGCGGTACTTCAATGAATGCGCTGGTGTATTTGCGCCGTCCGGTGGCCTTAACCTTAAAGCCCAGGATGCACGCAAAGGCGAACTGCTGCCACGGCTCCAGCTCAATGGGGCTACCGCGCATTGCGCCTTTTACGTGCGGACACACCCTGGAAAAGGCAATAAACCGCTCCACGACCTCCGGCTCGAACGTGTAAAGGGGGTTTTCAAGGTCAGAAAAATACCGTTTAACGGCCTGTTTCAGTCGTTTACAGGCCGTAATTTTGCCGTTTTTTACGCCTTCTGCGTACTCATGCCAGGCGGTCAAGCTCGTCCTCTTCCTCTGTTTCCGGTGGATTTCTGCGGCGGCTTACCGGGTCAAAACCCAGCAAAGAAGCCATTTTGATCATTATTCTTTCCGCGTCAGCCTTTGCGCTCAGGGCGGGGTTTCTGCTCTCGCTGCCCTGACTGTTAACAATGCTGAACCCGCGCGTCGCAAGGTCTTCGACGGCTTTGCGGTATATGGAGTAGTTAACACAATACAGTTCCAGATTGCTCCAGTCGGCGGGGGTAAGGTCTTCCCGCACGGAAAGCTGGCGCGATTTTTCCTTCCACTGCCTGACCGCGATTTCATCCAGGTAAGCGGGGGCTTTTGGTGGTCTTGCCATGTTCTTTTTTCGCCCAATTATTTTCAAAAAAATTACCGTGCACAAAAATTTGAGGAGGCGGTCGGTGTCCGGCAGGGACGGTTTCGTCCTGAAAACCTCCCCCACCCCCTCTGACAGCCTCACCAGCGATTGCGAAAACATTCCATGACCTCGCGGTCACGGTCGGTTAATCGCTTCGCTGTGGTGCGTTCTGTGCGCCCTGTCCTGTTGGCTTTGTGCCCTGTCTCCTGTGTCTTCCATAAGTCACGTTGCCTTATCAGTCCACGTATCAGCCTGTTTTGCTCATGTTCAGTCATCATCGCCATACATCCAGTCGTTACGGTGTGCCGCCCGTTCTTCCTGCTCGCGATACATGCCCGCCTTACGGTTCGCTTTCGTGGCTGGGTCTTCCCGTGTCGTCTTACGGTTGTGGCACGTCTGGCACAATGCCTGGTGGTTCCACTCAGGCCAGAAGAGAACATCACCGCCGCCATTGATGGGAATGATGTGATCCACCACAAGAGCTGGCGTATAAATCCCCTTAGCCAGACAACGCACGCATAACGGGTTTTTGCTCAGGTACAGGGCGCGGTATTTGTCCCACTGTCGGGAATACCCGCGCGCGCGGCGGTGTCCCCGTCTGGCATCCTCTGCACGCCATGCAGCCCGCCTGTGCTCTTCACACTTGCCGGACTTCACGCGCTTATTACAGCCCGGCTCAGTGCATCGCCTTAATGGTTGCCACGGCATCAGTACACCCCCACATCACGATAAACCGACCAGAGCGCAGAAATAGCCATAGGCAGTTCAGACTGCTCCACAGGTGAAACCGCTTCCCTGTTCTCGTACAGGAAAGCAATGTACATCAGGCAACCAACACGTATTGCCGGGGTAAATTCCAGGCCGTCTTCAAAACGTTTCCCGATATGCTTCTGGCAGGCTTCCAGCGCCGCATCGGTATACATTTTCAGAAGTTCGCCCTCTCCGGAAAAGTCATCAAGGCGAAGATGTGCCCTGACTTCATCAGGTGTAATTTTTTCTTCACTCATCTTTTTCACCTTTAATTTCCACCGTCTGCTTCCATGCCTGGCTGAATTCGTCGCCACCTTCACGCGGCGGCATCCCCTCACGTTCGCGGGCTTCGTTCGGATTCATGATCCCGTTCTTAATCCCTTTCTCATACGTGGCGTAACGCTCGGTTGGAGTAGCGCGCAGTAAATCGGCTGAATCAAACTCAACCAGATAACGGGTACCAGGTACGGGAGAAGCCACCAGCAAAGCGGCCTTAATTTGCTGTTCGAAGTTCGCCAGCCATGGGCGCATTGTCATGGTCAGAAACGCGCGGCTTGCCTCACTGAAATTGCTGTAGGTGCTGTTGCTGTATTCCTGAAGAAAAATCGGCGACACGTTGAACATCCGGGCGATGTCTTCAATGGAGAAGCGACGGGAGGCCAGCCATTCCGCATCCTGGTTACTCATCCCCAGTTGCTTGTAATCCATGCCCCCTTCAAGGATTGGCGTTTTTCCGGCATTTTTCGCCCCCTTGTAGCGTTCCAGGGCGTCTAATGCCTGTTTACCTTTCACACCGTCCAGCCATTCGCCTGACGTGATAATCCCTGCCGCCATCATGCCATCTTTCATAATGCTGGCTCCGTGACGCTGTTGAGCAAGGCCAAGCCCCAGCGCCTCACGGCAAATCGTGACGGGGGAACGTCCCAGAAAGCCATCATCCGAGGCATAGCGGAGATGCAGGACTTCTTCCTGTAAATACGTGCGCACCGTTCCTGTATAGGGTTCGGTGATGGTATAGCGGTATTTGTGCGCGCCAGTGCGTTCCGGTACAACACACCCCGGCGCATAAGGATGAAGTGATTTTGGCTGACCGTCCCGCCCCCACTCAATAACCGCATAGGCGTTACCGTTCAGCAGGCAGTGACGCATCATTGTGCGTTTAAACTGGTAAGGTGTCTGGCACGAATTAGGCTGCTCATTCAGCAGAATATCGACCGGATGACTGTCCAGCCACTCCCGCGCCTCCCTGCCCTTATCATTGCGTACCAGATACAGATAACACGGCATCGTGGCCACCGCCTCAGCGATGACAGAAACCGCGTTCATCACAGCAGGCAATGATTCAGCCGTCCCGGCAGAAACATATTCTCCGGATCCGGTATTCGGTACGCCGGACAGCGCCAGAAAATCATCAATGGACAGGTTACGCAGATCGCTTTTTTTACGACTAAAAGGCCACCACATATCACAACCCCGCCAGTTCAGCCCAGCGATGACGATTATTTCCTGCCGGGCGTAATTCAGGGTGCTGTGCAAACAACGAACGGTGGGCAATCTCCACGCCAGATTCGGGATAAGCAGGCATCGACGTTATCGTGATTTCACGGAGTTCTGCGGCGGTAACAGTGCGCAGATACGGTTTTTGCGCGATATTCCACTCTTCGCATAATGCGCGAAAGCCAAAGCTCATTCCTGTAATGTCGCCACGCTCCACCAGCGTAAGCACATCTTTTCCAAGCTGGGTATCAGGCGGTGTCAGTTCAAAACGTAGCCCGGTGTTGTCCTCAGTCAGTACCAGTGTTCCGGATTTGGTGCGCCCCAGCAGTCGGGTATAGTCATGCTCATACAGGCAGCGCACATCATTACCCGCCGCCAGATAGTCAGCAAAAGCCCCCGGCGTGAACTGTTCGCGGAATTCGTCCCAAATAATTTCTGAAAGGCTGTTCCAGCGAACGGCATAACCCACCAGTTTTTTATCGCTGGCGGTCAGTTCAGATGTACGGATTTCAAAATCGGTGTTTTTCATCGGTGTACTCCATAAAGCTGAAAAAGGAGGCCGAAGCCCCCTTTGCTCATTACTTGCCAGCCTGAATTTCCAGAATCTTGATGGCGTTCGAATCCACCACACCACCGCCCAGATATTTCTGGGTATAGATGTTAATGAATCCAGGTTCGCTGAAATCCGGACGGGTACGCGTACCGGTTTCATGGTCAACGATGAAATAACCGCGCTTAAAGTCACCTACTGCAATCACACCGTCCGGCATAAATTCCAGATATTCAACCGGAAGCCCCAGCAGAGAATCAGGATCACCAGCCTGTAAACGATCGCGCCAGATGTAATCACCAGTGGCATTTTTCAGTTTTTGTGCGGAGGCGGCTGTATTTGAGTTCATCACCCATACAGCTTTTTTGCGGTACTTATTGCGCAGCGTAAATTTCAGGTCAATCAGCATGTCGGCGCTAAGACTGCCAGTAACTTTTTTCGTCTGGAGCGTACCGAAAGGACGGGTTTTGTCGTTATCCTCAGTGCGCGGAAAAGCCAGGAAACCTTTAGCTTTTTTCTCGCCATCACCAGAAACCAGATCCGTTTCTTCGGTATCAACGAAAGTGTCGCCAATTTCAGAAGATAACCAGCCCATAATATCGACTTCGGAAAAATCGATAATTTCCTGAGTGGTTTTCGGGTAAGCGTAGATCGGATACAGGCGGATACTGACTTCATTCAGTTTTGGGGTTGCCGTCTGGTTACGTGTAGTGCCTTCTTCACCGTGTTCAACGACCGCGCCCCCGGCAGAAACCAGTTGCTTAAATTCATTGCTGTGAATGGTTTTAACAGTACAGATTTTACGCATCACCGATTCATCAGAAAGCTGACGCATAATTTCTCTGTTCAGTTCCGGGATAACCGTATAACCACCATCAGCCGGAACACTGCCGGACAGGTTGCGGGTTTCCCCGGTCAGAATGTAAGAGCGCAGTTCGTCTTTGGTAATTTTCTCTTCGACGCAAACACCTGGCTGGTTACGTTCTTCATCCGCAACAGCTTCAAGACGGGAGATTTCTGTGTCGAGGGAATCGGCTTTTGCACGCAGTTCATCAAACTGTTTGCCTTCGTCATCGTTCAGGCTGCGGTTTTCACTGTCGGCTTTTTCCAGCAGGGATCGCATCTGGTTTTTCAGGGCGGTTTTTTGCTGGCGGAGTTCGATTAATTTCTTCATGAAGGTTTTCTCGTATTGGTTAAGATTCAGGACGTGAAACCAACACGGAGGGAGCGCCGCCCGACACTCTCGGCATCTCGCAGATCAACCCGGCATCGCGCAGGGGGTCAGGCGGCATTGTGGCGGCTCACGTCTGAGTGCCACACGCCAACATATACATAAAAATCAGTATGTAAACATCAGCCAGAATCACCGAACAACCTGGAACAACCACGAACAAATAACTTACAAAACCTGAAAAAATAAATAAGCTGTTCCGTACATTTTCTGCTCGTTAATCAGGAGGAACGAACTATGTCAGAAAATGAACTGAAAAAAGCAATGTTCATTCAGCAACGATTGCAGATTCTCCACCTTGGTAAACACTATGATGAGTTCAGCGATTCTTACGTGTATGCCTGGGAGGCAGATGTTTATCCTTTCTTGCAGGATGGCGACGGAAGTATTCCTACTCGCCCACATGAAATTTACGAAGAGTTTTTCGGCACATCTAAAAACAAAGCTAAAAAGATATACGATCGTCTGTGCAAAGCCTGGCACGACCGGGAGGCGCTCACATTCTATAAACTAGAAAGTGAATATGGTGTAACAAGTAGCAGCATGCACGGATGGACACGAAGTGATTTACTTCACATCTGCCGCTATCTGTATCTTGAGGGGTGTTTCGATAAAGATTTCTGGGAAACATTACTGGAAAACGGAAAATGCCCAAGCGAAGCACTTTACCTTAGCGATGAATTTAATCGCGATACAGAGATCGACTTCTAAAAAAAAATGGCCTGGAAAATACCAGGCCATTATTATTCTACCGTTTCACGGGATCACGCATTCTGCGCCTTATTTTCCACAGATATTCGATCATCGCTTCCACCTGCTCACGGTTGGTTGCGAAAATTTCCCCGGTCAGTGAGCTACGCAGAAAATCATGATGATCCACAAAAAATAACGCATCGGAAGAAAGCAGCCGGCGATATTTTTTTGCTGTCGTGGTTTCCAGATCATCAAAACCATGAAGCTTTTTATGTTGCTGGACTTCTTCAAATGTCACTGGCATGTTTCCTCCTGCTACCACGATACCAGAAACAGTTAACAACCGTTATCAATTATCCCCTTTTTTCGGGTAGTTCCTGAACATCTCACCGCCAGGCTTCTGTAAGCCCATCCCGGTATGTGTGCGGTTTATGGCCTCTTTCAGTATTCCGAAATTATCCGGTATGACTGGTGGGCGTGCTGCCTTACGGATACATTCCGCGCGACGCTTTGCCACTTGTTCGCGCTCCTTGTCAGTGCTCACCAGCCACATAACATCAGCCCAACGTGCCGCCGCTCTCCGGTACAGCCCTTTAGCCTCCAGTTCTTCCGCTTTGCTGTCTTTAATCATGCTGTACCTCACTGCTTAAAACGGTATCCCGTCCCCGTACGGATCATCGTGCTGGCCTGTCTGTTGTTTTGCCCTGTTCAGTGCGTCAGTGGCCTGCCCCTGTTGGCCTTTTTTGCCGCCCGGTCGCGCCGTTCGCGCACTGATTACGCTGTCTGCAATAACCTGCCAGCCCTGCCGCGTTTCGCCGTTCTGCCCTGTCCACTGGCTTACCTGCATGTTACCCGCCACGCTCACCAGTTCGCCTTTGCGGTGTTTTGCCAGTGCGTCGGCCTGTCTGCCAAACGCCAGGACGGATAACCACATCGTCGCCGTTCCGTCATCTGCCTGGCTGCATGGCAGGGGAACCGCCATACTCGCCAGCGTCATGGGTGTTCCCTTGCTGGTCTGTTTTACCTGCGGGTCCTCCACCAGCCGCCCGTAAGCTGCTATCTGTGCCGTCATGATTCCACCCCTCCGGTTTTAACGTTGATGGTTGTTACCTGTTCTGCCTCGGCTGTCTCCCGTTCTGTCAGCGTGGCAAAGTTTGCAGCCGCTGCGGCCATGAATGCGCTTATCAGTTCGGGATGTTCCTTCGCGTATCCTTCCCGCGTGTGGCGGTCTATCGCTTTGATTGCCACCGTTAAGGAAAGCTCTGTCATGTCTAACGCTTTATATTTCGGCTCTGTTCTGTCTCTGCGTATTCTGGTCATTTCCCCATCACTCCCCACTTTTGCGCCCCACTTTTTACACTTCCCCACCTCGTTACAGGTGGGGAGTTTTTGATTTTTATCGTGCTGTTTCATAAAGATTTTTTTACTCCCCACTTTTTTGGGTATATATACGTTGAAAAGTGGGGAATAATGGCGTTTTTCGGGCGTTTTGCTCACTCTCCCCACTTTTGCACCCCACTTTTTACAGCGTGCCTACGTCATCACCGTCGATATAAATAACCCCGTCTTTTTCCAGCTTGCGTAACCAGCGGCTGAAGTGCTTCATCTCATACCCCAGCTTTTTCATATCGTCACGTAACAGCGCAATAGTGCACTTATCACCGTTCTGTGTGCGCGACCGGATGCACCCCCATAACGCGGTATGGTTTTCCGTCTTGTTGCCTGCCTCCTCGATGCGCTCCAGTTCAACGGGAGGACGCGGCTTATCCACCACCACCAGCGACGTAATTAATTCGCCGTCAGCGTCGGTAAATAGCTCCACCACCCGCAAATCGTAGGCGGCTTCTTTAAGTTCCTCCGCGTCCTTCATTTTGGTACATGAGATTACCAGCGCCTCGCTTCCTGCGTCCTCTCTGCGTATCCGGTATTCGGCATCCAGTGACGCACGGAATGCACTGGAACCTCGCGCGCCTTTCGTCTCATCCTTGCCGGAATGGTGAACCACCAGCACCGTAGCCCCTGTGCGTCGTTTCAGTTCGTCACACCCACGGATAAACGCCCCCATATCACGGGAATCATTTTCATCATTGCCGCCAAAGCAACGCGCCAGCGTATCCAGAATAATCATGCGTACAGGTTTACCCGTTTCCCGCTCCACCTGACGGGCAGCGATAACCATTTCATCAACATCAAGCGGGACCGCCGGAAAGACGGGGCGGTTTACCAGGTACAGATTTTTCACCTGTACATCGTGCACAACCTCCCAGGCTTTTACACGACGTGGTACACCAATACCGCCTTCACCAACCACATAGAGAACGGCACCATGCGCAACCCTGCGGCCTCCCCACTGGCGGCCCGTGGAAACGTGACACGCCCACGAACCCGCAAGGAATGATTTATAGGAACCGCTCGCCCCGTATATGCTGCACAGCGACGACGCCGGAATAATGCCCTTAACCACGTAATCCAGCTGCGTGTCGTATCCGGCAGATCCAACGCTCATCGGTAGCGTGGTGTTTCGTTGGGGGTTTTTTGCCATTACCAGGCTTTCCCCTCTCTCCCATGTCTCCCGCAACCGTGGTAGCTGGTCGGTCCATTTCTCCAGCAATTCGAAATTTTCAGAAAGCAGCCGCGCTTCCTGGACTCCGGCGATCGCCAGTTTCGTCGCGATGGTTAGCAGCTGCGCTTCGTCAATATTTCCGGCGCGTATCACTGTCGCCCTGTACCGCCCCTCATCAACAATCTGCAAGTTATCCAGTTCGCTTAACTGATAACGGCCCAGGTAAACGGGAGGCGTCGGGTCTCCCGCCTTTTTGGCCTGTGCAATGATGTAGTGCTCTGCAAATGAGTGAGCATCAACACCCGCGAAAATAATCGCTTCTGTGTGCTTATCTTTCGGTAATAGTTTTACGTTCGGTGCCAGTTTCATTTTTTACCCCTGAATCCGTTAATCATGGTTTTCAGTTTCTGGATGTTTGCACGTGCCCTGGCGTTGCTGGTGGGCTTACCGCGTTGCGCTGCCTGTACCAGAGAAAAATCACGCCGGAACTGATAAACAGGCATCACGCAGTCATATTCGTAACCTTCACGGCGGTAGGTAACGCACCGTCCCGCCACGCCCTTAATCATTACCGTGCCACCGTACTGGTCGCGGTAAATATCGCCGTTACGGATTTCAGGCCGAGCGGGGCCGCTGGCAGTTAAGCCAGAATATTTAAGTTTCATTATTTTTATTCTCCGGTGTGCTGTTCTTTATATCTGTCGTGTAATGTCTCTATTTCCTGTAACTCATTTATTACAGGCTCAAGAAGCGTTATTAATGCCGTGGCAATTCTGGATTTCTGTTTATCACGTTCATTATCTCCAAGCGTTTCAAGCCATATGCGTAATATTTCCAGCATGTTTTCACTGTGAGAAAGTGCAAGAAATACGCGGTCTATTGTTTCAATGTAAATATCACGCATATTAATCCCCACCCGTTGTTTTTCTTGACGCTGCTTCCGTTACGAAGTCAGCATAGTTAGCGGCGATATCAAGAATATTTAACCCTGTATCCCTGTGCTCATCAGTGCAAAGAAAGAAAAAAAGCCGCCCTCATTATTTCAGATATTGACGAAAGCGCATCAGCCGCATCATCAGGCACGCCGGAAAATTCCTGTTTCAGGGAATTAAAACGATCATCACGCATAACCCCCCCCATTTTCACAATCAGCAATAAGAATATTTTTAGCCTCATCCAGAGAGCGGGAAGAAATATAGCGGATACATTCCAGGCAGAACGCGGTGTAATCTTCCTTCCCTTTGTTCTGCGCAAGCTCTGCCGTGCATTCAATATCAATCAGCGCGTGCATCAGCGTGGTTAACGCTTTTGCGGCTGCGTCCGGTGTGTTGTTACTGAACATGGTTTACCCCCTGACGGATACGGGCGACAAAAATCAGATGTGCGTGCGGCAGCTGCGCGCGTGCTTCGCGCTCAGTGGCAGCCGTGACGGTAAAGAGTGAGGTTTGTTTTTCATGGCACTGCATGAAGCGCCAGACAAAATAAGGGCGTGTGGATACAGCCATGTGAAAGGCTCCTGTAGTGAAATTAAGGAGTCTCGCTACTACGCTGTCAAACATGGTGGCGAGACGTAACAGGGTTGACAGACTGGCACTACAGGAACCAGCGAGCGCAAAGGCTCCCCCGTTACGCCCCGCCATAATGCGGGTATGGGTAGGTTTACGGACACAAAAAAACCGCATATCGGAATGTAAGCGGCTGTCCGCTGTAGTATTCAGGCTGTCAAACCCGGTCACCATGTGGGTGACGCGGGAAGCATACAGTCCCGTGATAATTTTTTGCAAGCGGTTTTTACGCATGATGTGACCCCTGACGAATACGGGCGGCGAATACCATCACGCAGCCATCAGGAGATTGCTGACGCGCTTCCTGTTCGCTGGTGGCCACGATGTGAATTACGCGCGGTTGTGCCGTGCTCAGGGCGATAAAACGCCAGATGTATTTATTCAGGTTGTGCGAGTCCCGCCCTTGCGGGTGTGTGGTATGATTTCTCATAGCTGCCTCGATACTATTACTATCGTTGGTGGTTAGAAGCCTGTGGGTGTTAGCGGCACCTACGGGCTTCGCAGTTTCTGAACCTTGAACACTCAAGGTGTAAGACACAACATAAAACAACAGTGTCTTACACGTCAACCCTTTAAAATAGTTTTTTTTCGTGTATATTGTCTTACACCAAAAACATGAGGGGTTAGACATGGCAACAGGTCCAAAGAATGCAAAATCACAATCTGTAACTGCACGTATTGCCCATGAAATTATTGAAGGCATGGAAAACGTGAAAGAAGATGGCGAAAGTACAGGGCAGTTTATAAGCGCAGCCATGCGTGGCGAGATCAAACGCCGCCAACGGAAAAAAACCAAAGAATCAGATAAGGAATAACTTATGCAGCAAGTACTATACTGGCTTGGCTCTTTGTTTTTATTTGCTTTCCTCCTGGGAAATTGCATCAGCAATGAACACGTCAGTAATGAGCGTGTATGCAGGAGTGATGAAAAAAAGATTCCACGCCTCATATACAATGATTGATTAGCTCGTGCAGCACTAAAGCAACGCAAGGCCAAAGAGCAGGAATAGCCCACCAGCAAGCCAGCACACTGATCACATTGCCCACCAGCCGCAAATGTGGCATTGTTGGCGACGCTCATGCGTTGGGGATAACGTGTAGCTTGTGTCGAAGGGCCACCGTAGCGGGTGGCCTTTTCTTTGCCTGTTATCCGGCAATTGTGGCGCTTCGTCACACGGTTGATATAATCCCCCTGCACAGATTCATTTTTTTGCGCAGTAGGTTAATTGTTCGCAAGGGCGCTCCGGCAACGGGGCGCTTTTTGTTTTTACCCACCAGCACAATAAAAATCTTCATTTTCCATTTTTGTAAAATTTCATGCTTTCCAGACGACTGGCCATATGTCATTTTTTAGCAGAAGATTTTGCCTTGCTGGTGGGTAGCTTCTCGGTTAACACGATGTACCGTATAATCAGCACCGCGTGTGGTTACTGAATACGCTCACCAAAGTAAAACTCAGGCTGATATTCACGTATCAGCCTTTTTTCTTCTTCCTCTAGCTCACGCTTTTTGCGCTTACATGCCTGTAGCTCCCTCCCCTTCTCGCTGGCACTTACCTGATATTGCTCTTTGCGGCGGGAAAAATCCTGTAATGCGCCCCACGGGATACCATAAGCCCCCGTTTTTCTGATACCCGGTATCACATTTCTGAATACCCAATTACTGAAACGATGGGCGAACGTGCCAGGATTAACAGCTTTGCGACTTCTGGCGATCAACTTGTAAAAACCTGATTCTGATACAACATTCCAACTTCTGGCACCACCACGCTTACCTGAATGACCCTCGGTTAAAGCTAGGGTCATTACCTCATCGTTATCCAGAACTGAAACAGCATCGGTAACGTTGCTAATTTCCAGCGCCGCACACACATCAGCGCCAACAAACCACGGATCGCCGTTCAGATACACCACGCGAACGTTCACACTATCAAAGCGCAGAACGACCAGATCACGAATATCACAGAATTTTTTCACATGACGTGCGTCACCCTTGCCCGTCACGGCAATATTTTTATTCATCACTTTCTACCTCACATACAAAAAACCCCGCATTGCGTGGTGCGGGGTTGTCGGTAATTACTTATTGGCGTTTTTGTATGGGCTGTTTACTTCCTTTACTCCTGGCGGATGCATAACCCACCAGAGCACATCAGAGAGCAACCAGGAAACAGACACTTTCCCTAAATGAGCACGAGCAGGAAATGCTCCCTCCTGTTCAAGTACCCAACGTCTGCTTCTTGAAAGCCCGGTACGATTGGCACACTCATGTTCGCGTATACGGCGATCATACGGTTCGCCATGATCTTTCAGAATCTGAATGCGTTCTTCGGGTGTAGGATAAATAAATTTTTGCATAAAAATATCACCTATAAAAAAACCCGCCAAAAGACGGGTTGATTATATCTCATTTAATTTAGCTCAGGGTTTCCATTCACCTTTTACCCATTCCAGCACCTCAGATAAGCGCCAGACTTTTGTTTGTGGACCAATACATATTTTTCGTGGAAATTTTCCTTCCTTTTCAAGTAACGATCTGTGTCTCCTGCCAAGAGCGGTTAACCATGCACATTCATCTTCCTTAATCATCCTGTCGATTGTTTTATCATTTTCAAGTTCTTCACGCGTAACTATTTGAATCATTACCGTCACCACTAATTTGCTTATTCAGATAGTCGTACCACCAGTTCATAGCTTCTTTTTTTCTGTCCATATACTGGCTTCTGTTATAAACCCCGGCAACACCGCCTAATGTGTGCCCAAGCAACTGTTCAACCACATTATGTTCAAAACCATGATCACTTAGTTTTGTGGCAAACACTCTTCGCATATCATGCGCCGTCCATTTCTCCGAGTGTTTCATCCTTTTCCATGTCTTACCGATAGTTACGCTTGCCGTACACTGACGCATATCAAACCCAATCACATTTTCTTTGTTACCTGTTATTTTTTTTAACGTAACTAACCAGTTAAACATGCCATCAGGAATCGGTCTGATTATTTCCCTGCCATTTTTGCTATGTTCAGCGGGAACGCGCCATAATTTCTTATCAAAATCCCACTCTCCCCAGGACGACAGTAATACTTCTGACAGTCGGCAACCAAAAACTACCAGGAAACGTAAAATAATTCGGTTTTCATATGATAATTCGTGATTGTCATAATCAGTATTAATACTTCGCCATAAATCTCTGATTTCATCATCTGTTAAAACCCTGCTTCTTCGCGCAGACTTTTTTCCCACATCACAGACCTCAAGATCATCAATTTCATGACTAATCGCGTATTTTCTTACCCTACAAAATTTAAGCGCCTGTTTTGATATACGCAACAAAGCTCCGGCCTGTACAGGTGCTACTTTTTTTATTTTGTCAAAACACTTAATCCACATAGATATAGAGCAATCACTAAGTGGTACATGACCAATCACCGGATAAATATGTTTACCAAAGCACTGCCTGATATGTTCTGCTCCCCTACGCTTATCCATTGCATAATTATCAAGCCAGTATTCAAGTGCCTCACGAACGGTAACAGGTTGCAAGGTGGCTTCCCGTTCAATTTTTATCTGAATCCGTGGATCTCTGCCCTCCGCAAGCCAGGTTCGACACTGATCGCGCATCTCTCTCGCTGATTTGAGACTCAGATCAGGATATTTTCCAAGTGTCAGCCAGATGGGCGCGGTTCCCCTTCCCGCCAGTCTGTAAAAGAAAACAAAACTAACACATCCGTATTTACTGACCCGTACCGAAAGCCCGTTACCATCAGCGATGGTTTCCTGTCTCTCACTCCTGCGTCCAAGCAGGGAACGAAGTTTTTTATCGCTCAGTTTGTTTAGCGCCATGTGATTTATAACCCGTTTTTGCAATACACAGTGCAATACACAAATGATGAAAACAGCCAGAACCATCCAGAAAAAACAAAAACGACGAACAAGAAAAAATCTTTTTCTTTCATTTGGTTACTAAAAAAATCAGGACAGACTGCACTGTTGTTACGGCGTGATGTTACTTTCTTCGTGAAAAAATTCACCCGCGCCGAGACCTGCTCCTTCGCTTTTTTCGCCAGACGACGCAGATCATCCCAGCGTTTACAGATGCCCAGGCCCGGATTCGCTTTCTGCCAGACCGTTTCATCAAACGGATCATCTCCCTCATCGAGCGTGTAAATAATCGCAAAGTAGGAGTCGTCTTTTACCGCGCCCTCCACGTCGCTGTTATAGCCTCGCAATACCTTGATGGCGTAATCGCGTTGCTCGTAACAAATCCCTTCCTTGTTAAAGCCCGCCGTGGTGATACCAAATAACAGGGACTGCAGACGGGCACCGGTTGCCGTTTCCAGAACGTCCCACACGTCGCGGGTTTTATGTGCATGCAGCTCATCAATAATGGCGCAGTGGATGTTCAGACCGTCTAGGTTGTTTGCATCCGAAGAAAGCGGTTCAAATTTTGATGCGCTCTGCTCCTGGTAAATCGCCAGCTTGTTGAAATCAAACAACCGCCCGAGTGTCGACCGGGCTTTTCTGACCATATTTTTGGCGTCTTCAAACACGATTCTGGCCTGGTCACGCGTGGTTGCGGCTGAATACACCTCAGCTCCGCCTTCACCATCTGCCCCCGTCATATACAGGCCGATACCCGATGACAGAGTTGATTTTGCGTTTTTACGAGCGACTTCGTTGTACGCCGTCCGGAACCGGCGCACCATCACCGGACGTCCACTGCCATCGCTGCGCATGACAACTTCCCCGGTCTCTTCATTGACCAGCGGAATGACAAAACCAAAAATATTAATGAGAATAAATACATGCCAGTCCATCAACTCAATGGGCTGGCCTGCCAGCGCCCCTTTTACATGAGGCACAAATTTGTAGAAATTCAGGATGTGCTGCGCACGGGGTTCACTGAAATAAATCCCCCGCTCTTCGCCGTACTTCAGATCATCAAGAAAACGCTGGCAGGCCAGGCGGACAAATTCGCCAGCAACAATTTCTCCTGCAACAACACGTTCGGCGTAGCGGATCCCGTCAGCCACTTTTGCCATCAGTCTCTCGCTTTTAAAAGCTCCGCCAGCGGATCAACATCATCCGGTCCGGCGATATTTACTTTAGCCCGGCTTGCCGGTGACATACCAAACTCTGCAAGCATTGCCCGGATCCGCTTCCAGGCATCCGCTTTCATTGCCGCCGCGGGGTGCGCCTTAATCAGTACATCACCGCTCTGCGTTTCCGTGCGGTAGGTATACCCCTCAACATCGAGTGTTTCGCAGTGATGCCGATATTCGGTGTAGGCTTCCACCAGCAACTCGAGTGCACGCGCATCAAGCTGAGAAATGATCCCTTCCGCATTCAGCTCTTCCGCCATTCGCCTGAACCAGTACTTCCCCTGAGCCCCTAAATGCTGCGGAATTTTAGGAAGACCTTTTTCATCCTTTTTAGCGGTTTTTTTGTGGTCTTTAACGGGGCGCTTTGAGGGGTTGCCTCGTATCAAATGCAGGCGTGGCGGGGTTTTCGGAGGTCCTGACATAATCGGCCTTACCTATCAATCGTTTGTTCACATTTCCAAAAAAAAGTTTTCGAACCTGCGGCGATGTGAAGAAGGGTCAGGCGGCGGTACTGAGCAGCCAGGGTTGCAGAGATTTGACCCGCCCCTCCCCTACAGATGGGAACTGTTATCAATTGATGCGTTCGCGCGCTGTTTTTGCTTTATGACAGGGCCAGCACAGACTCTGCAGGTTACTGTCTGCATCCGTGCCACCATGAGCTTTCGGAATGATGTGGTCCACAGTTCTGGCTTCAACGGCTCTCCCATTGCGCAGGCAGTTCTGACACAGATGATTATCACGCTTCAGTATGCGCGCACGTATGGCATCCCATTTCGAGCCATAGCCACGCTGGTGGCGGCTCAGTCCGCGTTGATGCTGTACCCATCCTTCGCCACGATGTTTATCGCAGTAACCAGAACTGTCTGTGGTTGTACCTGCACATCCACGCTTACGGCAGGCGCGTGGGATTCGTGATGGCATAAATACCTCATACCCTGCGAAATGTTTACCACGATAAAAAGGCTACTTAATGCACTGAGTGCGGATATACTCCTGTGCCCCTTCCAGTTGCATCTGCATCGTCATCAGCCGCTCTCTGAGGGTGAAATAATCCCGTTCAGCGGTGTCTGCCAGTCGGGGGCTGGTTGCATTATCCACGCCGGAGGCGGTGGTGGCTTCACGCACTGACTGACAGACTGCTTTGATGTGCAACCGACGACGACCAGCGGCAACATCAGCGCGCAGAGTTTCATTTTCAGCTTTCGCATTGGCTAATTCTCTCGAGTACTTTGCATCGAGCGCAGCAACATCACGCTGACGCTGCTGCATGTCAGCGATGGTGGCGATTGCCTGCTTCAGCTCACTGACTTTTTTATCACGCTGTTCTTTGTAGGCGATGGCGTTATCACGGTAATGATTGACCGCCCACGACAGGCAGACAATGATGCAGATAACCAGAGCGGAGATAATCGCGGTTACCCTGCTCATTGCTGCCCCCACAAACAGACTTCACGCTCAATATCACGACGGGTCATCAGCCCTTTCCATTGCTTACCGCCAGCGTATGTCCAGCGCCGTAGCTGATCACATGCGCCTTTGATATCACCCTGGTTTATTTTGCGAAGAAGAGTCGATGTTCTGAAATTGCCAGCACCCACGTTGTAAACGAACGAGTAAAGAGCGCCGCGCATTGTTTCCGGTATATCGACTTTGATGTACGGGTTAATTTGTCTGGCGACCGTGGAAAGGTCTTTATTCAGGAGGGCTTTGCATTCTGCTTCGGTATACGTTTTACCGAGCATGATGTCTTTTCCGGTGTGTCCGTGGCATACAGTCCATACACCAACAATATCTTTGTATGGTATGTAACTGACACCTTCCAGACCATCGTTACCACCTGGGCCAGTGATTAACACAGATGCTATAGCAATAGCCCCGCCACCAATAGCAGCAGCAACGGCTTTTCGTAATGATGGAGGCATTATTCACCTCTCGCAGCCTTTCTTCTGTCTTCTCTGATTTTGAAGTACAGATTTGTCAGATAAGTCAGGAAGCCCAGAACCAGACTCCCCAATACACCAATCGCAGCCCACTGTGACGGACTGACCTGATCAAGCCACTGTAAAAACCAGTAGCCAGCACTGCCTGCGGAGGTGCCATAGGCAATGCCCGTTGAAATTTTGTCCATGGATTTCATAACCCCCACCTCGCAGATGCGGGCGTTGTGTAATGGAAACAAAAAAAGGCCACCAGCGGCCCGTAAAAACAACACCCAATCAAAGGCACCCGCAGATGCCTTTTGCGTGGTGTTATTCAGATTTGCGCAGTAAAGGCCGGAGCACGACCAGCACCATCACCACCAGCACACCATCTGCCAGTACCGACATCAGCCGTCCGGTAAAATCCACCACCACTACCAGAAACAGCAGGATGGCAGCCAGCACAAGGCGCGCACTTTTCACAGGTACTGCTCCAGCGGCAACTGCAGCGCCTGAGCAATTTTCTTGAGCTGCGCTTCTTCATCCGGGCCAATGCCGTCCTGGTCAGCGATATCCAGACACAGGCACAGCACATTAACTGCATCATCAGTACCGGCAACATCAGCCAGCTGACGAAGGGCTTCGGCATTGGCAGAACGCGGTGACGCTTCATAACGGGCGCGGATATTTGCACTCATTTGTGCAATCTCACCGGAGAACGGCGCAAAGGCAGGAAGTGCTGCAATGGTTTTCTCCAGCACTGCGATTTCTTTCGCGTCACAGGTGCCGTCAGCGTATGCAATGGAATACGCACCCCAGACGGTCGCCTCCACTGCGTCGCGGTTCTCCATCTTCTTCACTTCGGTAATGGCCTTGCGGGTTTTCTTTTTAAAAATACCAAACATCGTGACTTTTCCTTTTAGTGGGTGAGCCTGCGCCCGGGGGTGACCAGCCCACAGAGAAAGTCACACTGACCATCCCGTAAGCTCACCCCTGAAAGGCTCTGTGGTTTTTGATATGCGCCGGGCGTGGCGCGGATACAAAAAAGGCCCGCAAAAGCGAGCCAGGAAAATAAGTATGGCGCGTTGTACTGGATTCGAACCAGTGACCGATTGCTTAGAAGGCAATTGCTCTGTCCGACTGAGCTAACAACGCATGATGCAGATAATGGACCGCCATCGAGGACTCGAACCCCGCACCAACAACCCTGTTATCATGTCATTTGCTCTTCCCGATGAGCTAATGGCGGTAAGGTGGTGGCCCTTGCTGGATTTGAACCAGCGACCTGGCGATTATGAGTCGCTCGCTCTCACCACTGAGCTAAAGGGCCGGGCCGAAAATAATAATCAGATGAAATCAAAAATCAAGCCCTTGCATAGATACATATCTGTCTGGCGGGAAGCCATAATAGCGGTGAAATACAGAGATAAAATAGGACCTACTTGAATAACCGCATTTTTCTGCCACTGTCTGTCCATACCCATCCCGGGAACATAACATATTTACAGCAACCCGCATCCGCTCTTCCAGCAACAAGCGACTGAACATATGCCCTTCATTTTTCAGTTTTATCTTTAACAAACTCTCACTCATATGCAGGCGTAACGCAATCGCACCGAGCATCCAGTTTGCAGATATATCTGTTTGAATTATCGCTCTGACTTTGGCACTTATACTGGATAAACATCCACTTAAAAATAATGACATCCGTTCATCTGATTCAAACAGCGACAGGCAGGCCATCATAAGAAACATATCCGTGGTATCTCCGTAAAATCTCTGGCTGGTAATTAAAGCCGCAGCCAACGCAGGATTGTTGGGTTCCAGGAACAGGTAAAGCGGAATGTCAGTCAGACGAGTCCTCGTCAGCTTATGCTGACTTTCCAGATATTGACTTACTATGGAATGGTTTATATCGACAATTTTAACTTTGCCATAATGCATAAGGAACAGCTCCCTGATGCATTTGGTGGCCAGAACGACTGAGCCGGGCTTAAGTGACAACTTATCCTTTTCAAGAAAAATATTAATTGGGGAGCAAACCATGATAACTGAACAGACAACAGCCATTATAATTTTACTTTAATTAGCAATTGGTTGGCTCAATTATAGCCCCAAAAGGTAAATTCTCATCAACACATAAGAGCATGACTGACAGGTGCCGCTAACACCCACCAGCCGCCCATTACCACAAATAAAAAAGCCTTCACTGCGGAAGGCGTCTGTAACAACCGAACTGATAATCTGCCAGACCCGCCATAACAAGCTGGGTCAGTATTAACTGACAGCGTTCGCGTGAAAGGTAAGTATTCTGAGCAATCTCCCCGACTGTCGCCGGTTCGGTGACGCTTAATTCATTAAACACGGCTCTGGCGGTTTCGGTCATATCCTGCTGTTTTAGCATGCCTTTTCCCTTTTCTGGTTAACGTGACACACCAATAACTCTTGTCGAAAAAGCCAGCAAGCTGAAAGACTGTATTCATAACCACCAGGGCGTTTAACGTCCTGTACCGTTTTTCGGGCAATAAAAAACCCGCTCAACGGCGGGTTGTAAAAATCATCCTAACGTCAGGCATAAAACGCCCATCGTTAGGGAAAATTTACCACAGATTCCGGAAAAATCAACCTTGTTATCTGGTTACCTTTTTTAACTGCCGCTCCGCCCATGCCTCTTCAATGTCAAACCGAACCACCAGAGTGTCATAGAATTGCTTAACCGTTTTTTCCCATGACGCGCGTGTTATTTGATTTGTCACCTCACATATGGCATTAAATGCCTCCGTCGACGGCTGTCTTTCATAGCCACGACCGCCACAACGCTGGCAGTCCCTGATAACAGGCATACCCCGTTTTTCTGACTCTTCACGATGAATGGCTACACCACGCCCACGGCAGTCTTTACAGGCGGTCGAAATCTCTCCCTTCCCTTTACATTCAGGACAGGAAACCTTCACCACCTCCCGGATTTTTTTCCATTCTTCCCAGTAAGACGGATACACGCCTTTTGTACACTTTGCCCATACTGGCGGCTTACCATCCGGATACTGAACCTTGTTTGTAAAAACCTCGCTTTCAATAAATTTTTCCCCTCGGCAACAAGGGCATTGCTTTTTACTCGCTGCGCTGCGGGCATAATCCTCAAAAGCGTACGAAGCCATAATGCGCATCACTGCCGGTTTTATCTCTGCCGGAAGTTTTCTTAACGCAGCCACACGACCGCACTGACTTAATGCATAATCTGCCAGTAATTCTGTTGCCCGCGCCCTGTCATTCATACTAATGCCCATTTTCCCCAGGAACGCAGAAAATCCCATCTCAGCCCGGTTCTGTGTCATACCCTGCGCAGCCATCACATCAGTGATACTCAGCGCATCTTTTGACGTCGAGGCGGATGCATCAGTCAGGCCTGGCGATTTTGGGGAATAGTATTTCGGTAAATCTTCCAGTTTCATTTTTGGACCTGCCCGTCATGCATTATTTCGTCAATCTTCACGCCCAGCCGACCACCAGGAACAAGCTGACCGCGCACAATATTGATTTCATCAAACTGCTCGTCGTCGATAAGCAGTCCCGCATGCGTCAACGCATCCAGCGGTGCTTTCAGGATATTGTCCAGGTCACGACGGCGCTTATCCGGTGGCTCTGCAATAATCTTTATCGCCAGCCTTCCGGACAGGTTTAATTTCAGTCGCTGCTGGCGAACAATTAGAGCCACATCACGGCGATAACGCTTTCCGACTTCCGAGATGAAATACGTATTGCCATGACGTCTCCAGTAGGTGTTTACCGTCGGCGGGTAAGGCAAAACAAATTCTATGCGTTCAGTCATTCATGCTTTCCACTTCAGGACACCCGAATTTCTCGCGTGCATTAAAAAACGAATCAGCAACAACAGCTGGCTGCCGTGTTTTTCTTCAAAATCTTTTACCCCGGCGTGCAGTTCGTTATGACATTTACGGCACAGCGGAATAACAAACAAATCATCAGCCTTTGTTCCCATCCCTCCCAGTCCATGACCAATGATGTGATGCGGATCATCTGCCTGATTACCGCACGTCATGCATTTCTGCGTTTTTACCCAGCGCGTGTATACGGGCATCTCTTCCCGTTGTGGTTTCTGGCGCTGGAGATACTGAGCCGGTGACTCCGGATCAACGGCAATGCTGACCACCGTCTTTTCCTGTGGCGGGTTCTGTTGCTGATGAGAGTGAGGCAACGGCGCAAGATTTTTTGTGCGCTGCTTTAGTATGCTGGTGGCGGTCTGCTCTCCCGGTACGATGTCGCTTTCGCGATACACCGAGCGGATTTTTTCCGCACGTAACCTCAGAGAACGACGTAATACTGTCTCCGGTAGCGCGTCCGCCACCTGATTGCAGACTGCCCACCAGGATAATTCAGCCAGCGATAATTCCCGCTCCTGTGTGCCATTCATTGCGTGACGGATGACGTCAATCATCCATGCTGACAGGTTTTGATGAGCAAGTTGCTCGAGTGATTCGGCTGTCTGGTCACGCAACTGGTTGTCGCAGTGCCAGCACAACACCATCGCGCCAGCGCCATAACGGTGAATGACGGTTTCACTGTGGTGATAATCGCCGTGTGGCCACTGGCAGGATTTAATATGGCGCAACAGCCAGTCAGACAATGCACCAGCACCACCAGCAGCACGAATCACCCGTGCGTTACTGAAAAACGGCAGTAATGATTTATCCTCCTCCAGCGGCTGGCGAACGGCAGGAACGACTCCGGACGGCAGACCGCGCATACTTTTCGGTTCCGGTTCCACCAGTACTCTGCCGTTATGGAATACCTGCATGGATTCACGGCCTGGCTTAACGATAACCAGTCCGAGTTCCGGTACCAGAACAGGTCGAAGCAATACCCGCATGTTACCTCCAGATGCGTTGCTGGAATGTGCGGGATGGACGTGGTGGGCGTTCAGAGTAAGGAAGCCTGACGGAGATTATCCAGTGACGATAATCGAGGCTGAGGGCTTTCTTAATCTCGTATCCGTGTCTGCGGTAGCACTGAATCAGCCACTCGGCCTGTTCTTCAGTGCATGGGTCATGCTGGAACCAGTCAGATTTGAAAGTGCAGGAACGCCGCCCGTGCCTGCTGGCAAAGACGGCAGAATCATCAGAATTGTGTAATTTGGTATCGTGCGCCATCGGTTGTCTCTGCTGGCGCAGCAGGTGCCAGTTGTTCAGGCTGGCGTGCGGCAATATTGTCTCTGATTTCTGTTGTCGTCAACAGGCAACGTGCTATCATCGAATGGTGTTCTATCCTACTCCGTGAGGTTTACCATGCGTACAACCCAACAATTCAGCATTACATTAACTAACGAGATGGCTGACATGGTGCGCGCCCGTGTGGCTTCCGGTGCCTATGCTTCAGAAAGCGAGGTCATTCGTGAAGGGCTTCGCGCACTGAATGAGCGCGATAAAGCAATCGAAGCGTGGTTAACGCATTCAGCCGCCCCCTCTCTTGATTCTATCCGCGAAAATCCAAACAACGGACGCTCCATTTCACAGGTTCGCGCCGCGATTCGATCCGGGAAGTAATCTGCATGACATATGAAGTCATCATTACTCCTGAGGCCGAACAACAAATAATCAACCTGCACAGATATATAACGGAGAAAGCAGGGAACGTCATTGCTGACAATTATGCCAATGCGCTTCTTGATTATCTTGATGGGTTTTCTACATTCCCGCATCGGGGCAATAAACGCGATGATATTCGCCAGGGGATGCGGGTAACTCATTTCCGCCACAGAACGATTATTGCTTTTGCCGTTGATGGCAGAAAAGTCTTTATTGTCGGTATCTATCATGGTGGGCAAAGTTATGAAACCGATTTCTTATAAATTTTTACCCACATCATTCCGGTGGTAGAATAAACCATCCGCCCCCTCTCTTACTGGCGGATTCGTAGGCTATATAAATCAAAGATCCCGGCTCATGTTTGTGTCGGGATCTTTTTTCGGCGATTTATCCCCAGCGGCAAATCGAATACACCACCAGCGCCACCGCCATCGCAATTCCTACCGTGGTGAATGCCTCAGGCCAGGTCATCGATTCACCTCCTGCTCAATATTTTTAAGGTCATTTTCCGCATACAGTATTGCTGTCCTGGCTGCTCGTAACCGGGCTTTGGCGTTTTTCTCTTCACGTTCAAGTTTTGCCACAGCTTCACGAAGAGCATCCCGCTTTGCATAGAGTGATTTAATCTCAGACACGATGTTTTCACCGTTTCTCGCACGATCGAGAATAAACTCGAATGGCTCTAAAGCTAATCCACACCGGTTGCAGGTAATCGTACGATTCACTTCTGAAATTGTTGTACGGATATGCTGACAGCATTTTTGCTCGCCGCTTTTTCTGTCGGTTATCACAACGTTGAGGAGTCCTTCCTCCTCTGATTTTGGCTGTACCAGGGTGATAACATTGTCGACTTCATCTTTCATCAGTTCACCTCCTGCGGCGGTTCCGGTAATTTCATCCTGTGAGTTGCCTGCTCAATACCATTACCCGGCTTAATCGTTGCTTCTCCTCGCCGGAATGTAAATGCGGTAAGCATGTTGCTTTGATCTTCATCGAGTCCGAATGGTATTTCATCCCGTGCTGACTCAATGCTGGTAATCGTGTTCTGTAACCATTCTTTGGTAAGAGTATTCATAACTATTTCACCTTAATCTCAACATTTCGCAGCTTTAGCTCTATTGGCAGGTCTGACTTTCCTGTTAATGCTAATGCGAGATTTTCAGGAGTAATGAGAGCAGTTATTGTTTTCCCCATCGCCAGACGAATAATCATTCGTATCTCGCGATCGTCACATGCTCCCGGTCGAACAATTGATATTTGTCCGTTCATCTCACTCTCCTTTGATGCCAATGTTTACAGCCTGACAAGCCTCTTTGAGCACCCAGTCAACAGCGTCTTTCCATGCTCCGGTTTCGACTGGCGGATTTTCACTCTTAACCTGTTCATAGAAGCGCACCGCTTTAATCAATCCTTCGGGTGTCAGTGGCACAGGCTGGGCCGTGAATAACGCCTGAATTTCATAGTTCGGTCTGTCGTTGCAATCCTCTTTTGTCGGTACATATTTCCAGTCACCAACCCACGGCTTCTCCTGAAAGTTCGTAACGCCTTTTCTCACGTAGCGATATCGCCATGTCACCGGTTCGGCTTCCAGCGATGCCAGCGCGACTTTAAATGCGGTAAGTACGTTTTTAACCACATCGATTTTGAATACTATTTCATCACATACAAACGATTTATCGTCTACTACCGTTTCAATTCCGGTAATCGTGTTTTGTAGCCATTTGGTTAATTCAGCCATTTTTCATTACCGCCCTTTCGGGCGGTCTCCTGATGTTCTGAGAGTGCAGGAATCCCTCCGGTTAAGGATTTAATAAAATTCACTTCTGATTTAAATTTTTCAGTGTTTTGTTGTCAGGTGGTTTATCGCCTTTATGCTTCAACCTTATTTCTCAGCCATACACAAACCGGACCATCTTCAGTGTCATGAATTGAACCAATGAACCAGCCTTCACCTTCCGGGCGCTCCGGTTTCCAGGAGGCAATATCGGGACCATCTGCGTCCAGATTAAAATCATCTTCATCCATAGTTCTGATGGTCCATTGAAGATTATTTTCCTCCATCCAGGCGTTAAACTCTTCCGTTGAAATATGTTCTCTACCATCACAGAATTTTTCATATTCAGGATGCGTCCAGCAGCCATATTCATCACGTACTACTGGTATTTCTTTAATTTCATTCATTTCTGTTCTCCCACGTTTTCAGACTTTCACCACAGAACGGACAAAATGAAACCCGCACTGGTGATTTAGAAAATTCACCGGAACGCAACATCACCAAATCAGGGTCGCGAGTTAAACTCTCATTCCAGATTTTGTATATCAGCAGACCTTTTCGCGTCGTGTATTCAGCATCATGCTCAAGGGAGTTTGCCAGTGCCGTACTCGGTTCTATCTTGTTGCCATAAACCTGGCATTTTGATTTACCCACTGGTCGCTTCCTTCACAAAAATAATCCAATGTGTTTTATCGTTCTTACCGGTGCGCTGGCTGATGATTGGTTTCGCGTCGGTTAGTGCCAATATCTGGCGGACAGGTATTTGCGTTTCATTCCATTTAAAAATCAGAACACCGTGTGGCCACAACACACGAAAGGCTTCTTTAAATCCCTGCCGCAAATCATCACGCCAGGTATCTTTATTCAGCCGTCCATATTTCTTTCCCATCCAGGCGTTATCACCAACACGCTCAAGATGCGGAGGGTCGAATACAACAACCGGAAACGATGCGTCTGCAAATGGTAATGCACGAAAATCTGCTATCAGGTCAGGGCTAATTATCAGGCGTCGTCCATCACATAATGTGTGCTCTTCTTTTCTGATATCGCTAAATATCGCCCGGTCGTCATTCTTATCGAACCAGAACATACGACTGCCACAGGACATATCAAGAATGGTTGCCGATTCGCTCACTGTTTACCTCCTGCAACGCTACCCGGTACGCCTTCTTTATCCACGCTGTACTGCCATATAACTTCGTCTTCATAAAAAACACACCTGCACGGCTCGCCGATATCCCCGGACAGGCTAACAGCACTGCATCCACCACACGGTTATGCTTCCGGAACTCCATTACAGTACTGCTGATAACCACCTGTCCCACCGGGCCGTAATCCTGATACAGGATTTTCACGCAGACACCCTCCTGTCGAAATAAACGTAGTTATTCACTGTGCGCAGCGGCATTCCAAATTTTCTGGCGATTTCTCTCCTGGACACGCCACGCTGATGCAGCTGTCGCGCCAGCTCAATATCACTCTGCGGATATTTTGCTGACTGGTGATAATCACCCCGTAACATCATACTAATACCCAGTTCCCGCGCTTTCGTTCTGACCGCAGCCTCACTACGACCAATAAGCATCCCGATGCATTCCACCGTCATTGTTCCCGCACACTGCCGTAGAATCAGTATCTCGGCACGCACCCACTTTTTCACGATACGAGCTCCTGAAATCCACCCCTGTAAAAAGCCAGTACCCGCTGCATTGATTCGCTGTTACGACATTCCCGGCAAATTACGTTCTGGTGCCGGTCGTAGGGTTGTACTCCGGCCTTACCCTGTTTTTGTGCTGGTTTGCGGATAACCCTTGATTTTTTTGCCGAACTTGCCAGCCATTCACGGTAAACTCTCTCTGAAAGGAATACCCCTTTTCCGCTGACAACATACACTTCGCCCTGGCTCACCAGCATCTTCAGGTACCGGCGAATGGAATCATGTGAAGCATATGTTGCCGATGCCAGTTGTGGCATTGTCATACGCCCGTTTTTACGTACAAGGTCAACGATGTGACGCTGTAACCTTTCCCGCTGTTCTTCGGTATAAATAGCCCCCATAAACTCTCCTGAGAAAATAACTTCATGACCTCAAATCAGCACTTACCCCCTGAACCCCGGCGGAATTTCGGTATCCGGTTCAGAAATGTGATTCACGCAACGCTGTACAGGCGAACGCCCCAGACGAATAACCAGCTCATCCCATTTTTCCCGGAGTTTTGCCGGACTCATGATGTTTTTTACCCAGAACGAATCCCGCTGGACACGCCCAAACATTTCACAAATCTGCCGGTGACTACGTCCATCCAGCATACGCATCATGCGCACATCATTCGCCCAGGTCGTCCAGTTAGGTTCTCTGGGGCGTGATACCTCACCATCATCACTGGCGGCCTGTTCATACAACGCAACAACCCGTCCCCAAATCCACTGCGCACAGGCGACATCCTCACGGGTACCCCACTGTCGCTTCTGCACATTCCAGGTATGCGCATCCGGGTGTTTCTCCAGAAATCGCTCAACTGGTGATGATTGTTTTTTGTCCGGCAGTGAAACGTCAGGACAAGAAGATCTTTCATCTGACGGATCAGGTTTTAATAATGACTGATCGGGGTCAATCATCGTCCCCCTAATCGGCAGTTTTTTATCAACAGTTGATCCATCAAAATTTGACGGGCCAACCATTGATGGGGCAATATTTGACTGGTCAACTGTTAACTGGTCATTTTTTGCCGGGCTAATTTTTCTTTTCGGTTTATATGCCTCACGCGCCGCCGCTGCAGCTGCTTCGAGTTTTTCCACATTAAGCCGATAGATATTGCTTACGTTACGCCCACCGACCTTACGCTCTTCCTTCGTCAGCCAGCCCTCTTTCGCCAGTTCTGCAATAGCAGATTTCACGGTGGATTCACTTCTTGCACCGATCTGACGCCGGATAGTTTCAATGGCAGGCCATGACACGCCCTCGTCATTGCTGTAGTCTGCAAGACGGGCCATAACCGCCACCCTGGATAAGATCATGCCAGTGAAGGCGCACCCTTCCCAGACAAGACCATGAAGCTTGCTGCTCATAAAACCCCCGAACACCGTGCTTTTAGTGCATCACCACGGCATTTCCCGCCGGACCACCACGATTCATCTGATTGAAACCAGCGATCGCCACTGCGACAAAATCATCAGCGTCTCTCACCAGTCGTTCCCGCGTCTCCACCAGTTCCCGAAAATAGGCTGAACTGTGGCTGCGCATTCGGGCCACCAGCAGAGGCGGCATTGCTTTTTCGATAGCTGGTAACAACGCCTGAATTTTTTTAACCGCATCAGGGGTGTCTTTATCCAGCCAGCGGAAAATTTTCTGGGTATTACGAGCCAGCGCTTCCGGATGCCTGTCGTCATATAGCTCCGGGAACGTCATACCCAGCTCAAAATAAGCCCGGGTTATTTCAGCTGCCGGAACTTTTTCACCGTCCGGATGCGCCCATGCATTCATCGCCATGCGGATGTGTTCATGCTTGATTATCATGAGTCAACCCCATCAGCCTTTTTGGTGTTAAGTTCATATTTGTGACGTGAAGGGGACGTGATTCCAGTGTATTCGGGCCATATAAGCTCCCAGTCATTAGGTCTCAATTCGCGTCTTGTAACGTGTCCTCCAGTTTCTGCTTCTATCATCAACGCACGAACAGGAGACACAGGTGAAGTTCCAGATGCCATTTGGGACAAGAAGGATGGAGACACACCAAGGTTGGTCGCAAATTTTTTTGCTTCTCCAATTTTTAATGATTTGATGAATTCCTTTAGCGTCATAATTTTTATCTCAGCACATTTAGAACAAGCGAAAGTTTATACGCAACTAAATAAACCAGTCAAGTATTTGCTTGTTTTGCAATTACTAAAGATAATGAATGTATGGAAACAAAAGAGATTCGGCGTTTACGCCTCAAAGAGTGGTTCAAAGACAGGACTTTGCCGCCTAAAGAGAAAAGTTACTTATCTCAGTTAATGAGCGGTAAATCTACGTTTGGCGAAAAGGCAGCTAGACGTATTGAGCAAACATATGGGATGCCTGGGGGTTATCTTGATATGGAACCTGAAGACACAACAGAATCTTCGTCATCAAGATCTATGGCATTAACCCCTAACCAATTGGAATTACTACAAATATTTAGTGCTTTTCCTGATAATGAACAGCAGGAGATCATAAAAGAACTAAGAAATAAAAAAGAGGCAATGGAAGATCTTGTTGCACGTTGGTTGGCGCGACAAGGTCGCCGAGCCTGACGGGATACATACTGGAACAAGAGATATCAGATGGGCGTACTCGAAATTAGTGCTCTTAGAATTAAGATGCTTCTATTAGAAAAAGGCTGGAGTCAAGCAGAGCTTGCGCGCAGAATTGGTATTGCTCAACAATCCGTCCAAAGGTGGGTTTGTGGTATATCAAGCCCTACAGCAGCTAATCTAGATAAACTATCTGAAGTAACGGGTTTTCCCCAACATTGGTTTTTCTTACCATTAAATGAAGAAAAAGAAGACAAAACACAGGATATATTAAAAATATCTCCTAAGCAAAAGGAGCTACTTCAAACATTTGAGGCATTTCCAGAGGAAGATCAACAGCAAATACTTAAAGATATGAAGGAAAAAAAAGAGACAATGGATCGTATAGTTGCAAGGTGGCTAGCAGCACAACAAAAAGTTACCTAGGCAGAATTACCAGCACTTACAAAACGAGGTTCGCCATGAACACAGCCCTTTCACCAATGGTTTCTGAATTTGAAACCATCGAGCAAGAAAATAGTTATAACGAATGGCTGCGTGCAAAAGTGGCCGCAAGCCTTGCTGATCCACGTCCAGCCATCCCACATGACGAAGTTGAACGCAGAATGGCTGAACGCTTTGCTAACATGCGCAAGGAACGGAGCAAGCAGTAAATGTTACCGGTTTTATGGCTCGAAAGCGCAGATGCCGACTTGGATGATATAACTAGCTATATTGCTCGTTTTGATATAGATGCGGCAGAACGTTTGTGGAAACGCTTAAGGACTTGCGTCCTGCCATTATCTGAGCATCCGTATTTATACCCGCCAAGCGACAGAGTTCCGGGTTTGCGTGAAATTGTTGCTCACCCCAATTACATAATTCTATACCGCGTGACAATTTCAGGCATTGAAATTGTTAGCGTAGTTCACGCCCGCCGACAGTTCCCTGTAACACCTTAATCCCCCGAAGCCCCTCTCAACAGGGGTTATCCTCGCCAAAGAGTTAAGTTGCATATTGACTGTTTAGTTTATTTTTGTATAAACTATTTTTACTAACCCACCCCGCCCCACAAAACGCAGGGCAATACTTCGAGTTACCAGGCAGTGGTCAGGGGTTAAGTAGCCAGCCCGAGGCGTAAGAACATGACGGCAGGGTTCAACTTTAACTATGCAGCAGGTTTTTGTTCCGCTACCCCGGCGTTAAGGGGAAACAGAGGATTTCTCAGTGGGCGAAGTCAAACATCAGAATGGAAGGCATCCTGGGATCGGCAAAGAAGCAGCAATGGCGCTTTATACTGATGTCAGCGCCATTACCGGACAAGTAAGAATGATCAGAGCGGTAACTAAACGGCATGCGCTTTTACTTCAGGAAATCTCTGGTGAGTGCGCCGAAGATATTATCAACGATTTCGTCATCGAACTGCGAGGACTCATCTTCAGTTACAAGGTGACCACAATTTTTGCAGATGGCTCCCGCGAAACTGTCAGAGCCCTGCGGCTTAAAGGATGTGTCAAAGACTTCGCCACCACATTCTGGGCAAGAAAACTTGATTGTATTCATAACCAATTTCCTCTCGAGTAACAGACCCCTCAGAGGATACCACCTCGCCTGACGTGGTTAAAAGCAGGCAATGCGAACCACAAGGAGCTGACATGCAGAAACCAGAACCCACCATCATCGCACCAGGCTATACCGATGATGAAATTTACGAATGGATGTTCGGGAAGATACGCGCCATTAATGACCTGAAACAGGCTGCTAACAACAAAGAGCACCTCTCTAAAGAACTGGCGTCAGCGGAGCTGGATATTACCACTCTGGCAAAAAGCGCGGCATTAAACGTTTCACGAGAGATTGAAAACCACTGACTGATGAGGTTGACGATGGAATTTAAAGATTTACCAGTACCATTCCAGGAAATGGCAGCGAATATAGTTCGTTCTCAACTGGCGACTCTTGACCTGAGTACCGTAGAAAAAGAAACCATCGATAATATGGTTCATAATGTGCGCAATGCTTTTTCTGGGCTATATAGTTCTGATAATCAAAAGCAGGAAAGCGATGTTAATGAACGGGTAATTTCTGTTTGCGTGAATGGCCATGTTCTTTCATCAATCAAAACAGAAACAGCGACAGTCTTCGATTGCCTTTGCATTGTACAGAGCCTTGTTGATGCCCTGTTTCGTTCAGTGAATTTAGAAAATGATGCAAATCTGCGAGGGCGCACAATAGCACATCCATATGCACATACTTTAGGCTCTGTGGATATCAAAGATCCCACAAATCTTTAATGAAATAGTTAACGCGAATTGTACTTGCTCTTTCAGTTGCTTTCAGAATACGCGTTGAAACTGCTGGCGGTAATTTGGTATTCCATTTATTAAAATCATGCCCGGGAAAGAACTCTTCGAAAATACTTTTAACTGCAGACTCGCCTATTGAAATGCTGCTTACCATGCGATTTTGATAAAGGCATTTAGCAATAAGAGTTGATTTTAACATTCACTCTCCTGAGGGTTGGTAATTAAGGGGTTCTCCACGGGTGAGGTGGAGTGCGTGCGCCGGACACGGGTGAACATCCGGCACTGACAGTTTACTGAAAGGATATTTCCCTGAAAAGTCAGGGCATAACGCGAAAGCGCACGGCGAGGTTTATGGTTCATAGATAGCCTGTCGTTAAATTTTCGTCGACCGTGCGCTTCCGGTTGTGGCACTCCGCGAAATGGCGCGGCGGTAAGTATGGCGGGGTTTTCCTTACCCCCACTGGTGACACCGGGTTGTCAGGTTGACCATACGCCTGAGTGACAACCCCGCCGCAACACTCCATGTTGATTGGTACCTTTGGCGGCATCAGTTTTCATTGCTGGCTGATGTCCGCCCTTTTTAAAGTGAATTTTGTGATGCGGTGAATGCGGCTAAGCGCACGCGGAACAGTTAAAACAGTAAAGCGGTCCTTTACTGGCGTAACGTGAAATACTCCGGCGTTAATTGTTAACTGGTTAACGTCACCTGGAGGCACCAGGCACCGCATCACAAAATTCATTGTTGAGGACGCGATAATGGAAAAGTTATCATGCAATGCCAGTACGTCTGAACTTCGTTTCGAAATTGGCGTTATCACCGGAGACAAAACATTTATTGAAGACGCCATTAAGCAGAGAACACTCGAGCAGGACCTGTTAAATGAAGTATGCATTCCTTCAATGCTGGCTCGTCTGGACCTGCGGCAAAAAGGATATAAACAATGAATACAACATTTGCACTCGTTCTGACAGTTTATCTTGTTTCCGGCGAATCTCTTGAGCTGGTGACTGGCTTATACGGTTCAATGAAAGAATGCATGGCTGCCGCAGCAGAACAAAAAATTCCCGGTAACTGTTATCCGGTCGATAAAGTTATTCGCATGGATAATAACGAAGTCCCGGCAGGACTTTAAAACAGCACAGTAATAAATATCCGGTTTCATTTTTATATGCCAGCAATGGCAGGGATTTGTTCACCCTTAAATCTGTAATGAGGTTTATCAATGAGCACTGAAAAAGAAGAATTTGCGCTATATTGCGAAGCAAAAAATGACAAAGTCAGAAAACGCCTGGGAATTAAAGGTGGTTTTTACTGGACCACAGCAAAAAAATTATCTGTTGCCATCTCCCGTTGTATTACCGCAATGGATGACAACGATTATGATGAAGACGACTTTAAAAAACCCGTCCGCGTCCATTTACCCGTTGTGAATGACCTGCCTCCGGAAGGTGTGTTTGATACCGAATTCTGCAACCGATACGAAAAAGGCGGGGAAGATGGTATCACAATGGTATTTATCGCGCCCTCTGTTCAGGATAAACCAGCCAGCACTGACAATACCAACGTCAACGGCGAAGACATGACTGATATTGAGGAGAATATGCTACTCCCGGTTTCTGGCCAGATACTTCCCATTCGCTGGCTTGCTCAGCACGGCAGCGAAAAACCGATCACTCACGTTTCGCGGGGCGAACTGCGCGCATTACATAACGCACAGGATGAAAAACTTCCCGCCGTTACCGCGCTGGCCATCTCAAATAAAGCAGCGCAACTCGAACCGCTGGAAATTCGCGATCTCCACAAACTGGTTCGTGACACTGACAAAGTTTTCCCTAATCCTGGCAATTCAGACCTGGGACTGATGACTGCTTTTTTCGAAGCATACCTGGGCGCTGACTACACCGATCGCGGTCTGCTTACAAAAGAGTGGATGAAGGGGAATCGTGTTTCACGCATCATCCGCACGGCTTCCGGTGCTAATGCTGGCGGCGGGAACAAAACCGATCGCAATCCGAATTTAGTACACACCTTCGATACGCTGGATGTGGAGATTGCAGCGGCCACACTTCCGATGGATTTTAATATTTATGAAATTCCGGGCAGCGTTTATCGTCGCGCAAAAGAAGTCGTCCGGAAGAAAGAAAGTCCGTTCAAAGAATGGTCCGCAGCACTTCGCGCAACCCCTGGTATTCTGGATTATTCCCGTGCCGCTATTTTTGCACTTATCCGAAGTGCTCACCCTGAACTTTATCTCTACCCGGGACGCCTTCAGGAGTATATCAACGCCCACTTAACGGAGACTGATCACGAGAACCCTACCGAAGAAACTCTCGCTGCTGCACGACATACACCGGAAAAAGATATCCAGGAAGAAGTTAACCGCGAACTGGCTGCTAAACGCGAAACAGAAGAAGAAAAAAATAATGATGAAAAATCACAACCGTCTGACGCAATGGCAGATGAACAGGCAACGACTGAAGCAATGGAGCCGGATACAACTGAACTTCGCCAGGACACGCAATCGCTGGATACTCAGGCACAGATAGATCCGGTTAATCAGGTAAAAGTTACCGCTGACGAAGTAAACAAAATTATGCAGGCAGCCAATATCAGCCTGCCTGACGCCAGTCAGTTGCTCGCTGCATCACGTGGTGAATTTGTTGCAGGGATTAGCGACCCGAATGATCCGAAATGGGTGAAGGGGATTGAAACCCGCGATTCTGTGAACCAGAACCAGCAAGAAACGGCACAGAACGACCAGAAAGCGGAACAAAACAGCCCAAATGCGCAACAAAACGAACCAGAAACGAAACAATCCGAACCAGTAGTGCAACAGGAACCGGAAAAAGTCTGCACCGTCTGCGGTCAGAGCAGCGGCGGCAACTGTCCTGACTGTGGCGCGGTCATGGGAAACGCAACATACCAGGAAACATTCGATGAAGAGAATCAGGTTGAAGCTCAGGAGAATGATCCGGAGGAAATGGAAGGCGCTGAACATCCACACAAGGAGAACACTGGAGGCAATCAGCATCACGCCAGCGATAATGAAACTGGCGAAGCAACAGATCCCTTAATTAAGGTGAACGGTTATCACAATATCACATCCACAAGCAGGTCATGTGACCATCTTATGATCGACCTTGAAACCATGGGAAAAAATCCCGATGCCCCGATTATCTCAATAGGTGCAATATTTTTCGATCCGCAAACCGGAGATATGGGGCCGGAATTTAGTAAGACCATCGATCTGGAAACTGCTGGCGGAGTCATTAATCGTGACACCATAAAATGGTGGCTTAAGCAATCACGCGAGGCGCAATCTGCCATTCTGACCGATGAAATCCCGTTAGATGATGCACTGCTGCAATTGCGGGAATTTATCGACGAAAACTCCGGTGAATTTTTTGTTCAGGTCTGGGGTAATGGGGCCAACTTCGACAACGTGATTTTACGCCGTTCATACGAACGACAGGGTATCCCCTGCCCTTGGCGCTACTGCAACGATCGCGATGTACGCACAATCGTTGAGCTGGGGAAAGCCATAGACTTCGATGCCAGAACAGCTATCCCATTCGAAGGTGAGCGCCATAATGCACTTGATGACGCTCGTTACCAGGCAAAATACGTTTCAGCAATCTGGCAAAAACTGATCCCGAATCCGGTTGATTTTTAATGTTCACCCCTGATCGCCGTCTCCGAATTATATTGGCGGCGGTCATGCTGTAAGGCACGTGACCACATGTACGAATTAACTCTATCGCCAGCAGAGATTCAAGAGATCACGAAATACGAGCGATACACAAAACAGCAACACCAGTTAAGGCTGCACGGCATCCCATTTGTAATCGGTCCTAAAAACGAACCAATAGTTCTTCGCAGGGATATTCCACACGGACTGACAACGATGCCAAAAGCACCTGAGCTGGTTTCCGCTGAACCCGATTTTGAGGCGCTGAACAATGGGAAGACCAAGAAAAAACAAAAAAGATAATGCACTACCACCGCGTGTTAGATCGAACGGTTACAGTTACGTATGGAAACCCGAAGGAAGCACAAGAACTATAGGGCTCGGAAGAGTGCGGGAAACCAGCGTAGCTAAAGTCTGGCAAAATTATGAGCTGGAAAAAGCAAAACTCCACAACATAATGACAGTAGCTAAATTATGGCACATGTTTATGGACTCCCCTGCATTTACAGAACTGGCCCCCCGAACCCAAAAAGATTATCGGCAACATCAAAGGGCATTGTTGGCAGTATTCGGAAAAGTGCTTGCTGATAATGTAAAAATTGAACAGGTAAGAATTTTCATGGATAAGCGAGGACTTGAGAGCAAGACCCAGGCAAACCATGAACTGGCAAGTCTGAGCCGTGTATACGGATGGGGATATGAGCGTGGGTATGTGAAAAATAATCCATGCAAAGGTGTCAGAAAATTCACACTTAAAGCCCGTACTGTTTACATCACCGATGAACAGTATGCAGCAATATATGCGGAAGCAATTCCACAGTTACGTATTGCAATGGAGATATCCTATCTTTGTGCGGCAAGGCTCGGTGATGTACTCGAGCTGAAATGGCAGGATATTATGGATAAAGGGATTTACATTGAGCAAAACAAGACTGGCACTAAACAAATCAAGGAATGGTCTCCGCGATTACGTACGGCGATCCAGTTAGCCCGAAATGTATCTTCCGGCACATGCGAGTATGTGATCAACACAACCAAAGGCGGGAAGGTAATAGCCAAGACGCTGAACAACTGGTGGAATCAGGCTAAACGTGCAGCCGAGCAAAAAGCCGGCGTTCCGTTTGGGTGCAACTTCCATGACATAAAAGCCAAAGGGATTTCAGATTACGAAGGCAGCAGTCGCGACAAACAAATTTTCAGTGGACACAAAACAGAAAATCAGGTGTTGATTTACGATCGTAAAACCAAAATCACGCCAACACTGGATTTGCCGCTTGTGGTCAGTAAGTAG